CCGGCGGCTCCGATGCGAGCCGACGCAACAAGAAAGAGGAAGAGATGGATGGTGGCAGCGCCAAAACCGGCCGCGCCGCTTTCGCCCGTGGCTTGTCCGGCCAGGCCGCGGGTACCTTTTACTCGAGTGCCACGTACGCGAAGCGCCCGAGCGTGATGGACCTGTACGGCAAGACGGACATGCGCCTGGCGGTGAAGGGCAATGTGGAGAAGCTGCCCGCCGCGATCGCCGCCGGCGGCGTGCCGCTGCAACAGGTGGTCGCCTCGATGCTGGCGAAGTCCGGTCAGTACATCCGCCGCGAACGGTCCTTCGCGGGCGTTGAATACAACACCCCCGTGGTGCCCGTCTCGCGCCAAGCCGCGGAAGCCATCTCGAGCATGATGTTGGCCATCAAGGAATTCGACGATACCAAGGCCGCGGCGGTGCAGGCGATGAAGCAGGAGGCCAAGCGCGACGCGAAATCGGTGAGTGAGGATGGTTCTGTTGGCGCGGCCGGCGCCGAATCGACCAACTTCACTTCCGTCATGCACAACCTGATCAGCCAGATGCTGCTGGCGCTCAAGGCGGATGCGGCCGCCGACTACGCGATCGCAGCCTTGAAGCGCGGCGAAAAGCCGGTCATCACGCTCGCCAATACCATGGGCAGCTTCATCGGCGATTACGTGGATGGCGCGGACTTGAAAGGCGGCGATCGCATCGGCATCGGTTTCCGCGACCTGATGCGCAATTACCTCGAGAAGTCCCGCATGGTCACGATCAAAGACCAAGACGGCAACAAGACGCGCCTGCGCCTCGAGGACTCGCACTTGGGCGGCATGGGGATGTCCGCGTACAACCGCGCCAAGAAGATCATCGAGTCAGCGCCCGATATCGACAAGGTGCCGCTCTCCCCGATCGACTGGATACACCACCGCTTGAAGATGGAGGGTTACACGTCGGGGGAAATCACCGGACGTCAGCACACCATCGAGTATCAGAAATCGGGCGAGCCCATCTATCGGCCGCGCTCCGGCGCGCAAACCTCGATTGCCGCGCGACGCAAGGCCATCACCGGCTTCAATGAAGGAGGCTTGGACGCGCTGGTGCTCAACCAGGCGGGCGCGACGGGTCTTTCGCTGCACGCCTCCGAGAAATTCAAGGATCAGCGCCGCCGGCGCATGGTCATCGCGCAGGCGGAAGGGAACATCGACACGCACATGCAGATGCTCGGGCGTGTGCACCGCACCGGCCAGGTGATTGAGCCTGCCTACGATCAACTGACGGCCGATATCCCTTCGGAGAAGCGCCCGGCCGCGGTACTGGCGAAGAAGATGGCGAGCTTGAGCGCCAATACCACCGGCGCCCGCTCGAGCCAGTTCTCAAGCCGTGAGACGGTCGATTTCATTAACCAATACGGTGATGAAGTCGTGGCGCAGTTGATGGCCGACATGCCCGAAGTGCACGAACGCTTAGGCGAACCGCTCTCAAGCGACGAAGAGTCCGGCTACACGCGCGAGGATGCCGCGCGCCGCGTCACCGGGCGCATGCCGATGCTGCCCGTGGCCGAGCAGGAGCGCATCTACGAGCTGATCGAGCAGGGGTATCGCAACCGCCTGGCGCAAGCCGATGCGATGGGTGAGAACGCTATTGAGGCGAAGACCTTACCGCTGGATGCCAAGCCGCTCGAGAAAGTAGTGCTCACCGAAGGGGCGAGCGGCGCATCCCCGTTTGCCGGCCCCTCTCATGCCGAGACTATGGATGTGAAGCGCATCGGCAAGCCGTATTCGAGCAAGCAGGTGCGCGAGATGGTCGCCGGCAACTTAAGCGCGCCGCCCGACTCCGCGCTGCCGCGCCTGGCCGAGCTCGGCCGCGCGCGCGCCACCAAGACCATCGCTAAGGTGATGGGCGAATACCAGGAGTACCGCAACGCTCAGGAAGCGAAGATGCTGAAAGGAGACACGGAAGAGGCCGCGCGCGAGGGCCGGCTCACCGCGCTCGATGGGGTCAAGGATAAGTGGCAGGCGATTGCCGAGCACGTGCACCTGGGCGGCAGTTACGAAATCAACTTAGGGGAACAGACCCTCTACGGCATCGTCACTGACATAGCGCGCAAGCAGGTGCAGATGCCCACCGCATTGGGCTCCTGGGCCGTGCACTTTGCCCTCGCCGACGGTTCGAAACAAATGTGGGTGCCGTTCAGCCAGATGTCCCTTCGCGGCGGTGAGCAGGGCAAGATCGTGGTGGAGGCGCGGCCGCGCAATCAATTAACCGGCCAGCCGATCGAACAGGCCTTCGATGACGGGCAGACCGTCTCGCGCGAACGGCGCACCATCATGACCGGCAACTTACTCGCCGCCTTCTCCGCGGCGCGCGGCGGGCAGGTGATCCACTTCGAGGGCAATGATGGCGAGGTACGCCAGGGCATCTTGATGCCGCGCACCTTCAAGCTGAAAGACTTCGTCGATTCCGCGCCGATTACGGTGCCGGCCGAGGGGGTATCAAAATTCCTGGGCAATACGAGCCAGGGAGTGCTCACGACCGGCGACGGGTCGCTGCGCGTGCAGAAGTGGGGCAACGGCCAATACGCGCTCCTGACGGCGAAATCCAAAGCGGAAGGCGGCAAGTACTTTCTCGACAAGGGCCTGCGCGATATCGCCGGGGACTTCGTTTCGAGCGGCGATACCATGCGGGCGATCGTCGATCGAGCCGCTTTCGAGCGCGCGGTCAATTACATCCAGGAGGACCTCGAGCAGAAGTTCGAGACGACCTCCCACCGCGTCGAGGCGATGGCCGCCGGCGGCAAGGCGATGGGGACCTCGAAGGTGGCCCACAGAATCGGTGCCAAAACAGGAAGTGGCATGCGCGCGGAAGACGTTCGCAGCCAGGTACTTGCGATTATGCGCAAGTTCGCGATTTCCCCACCCGTCGTGGTGGTGGACAACATTGGCCAGCTTCGCGGCATGCAGGAGCTCGCCGGGCGAGTTCACCCCGAGGCGATAGCGTTCCTGGACCCGAAGTCTGGGAAGATTTACGTGGTGGCGAGCCGCGTGCACTCACCAGACCAGTTGGCCGGCATCGTGGCCCATGAGTACGTCACCCACTACGGCCTGCGCGCCGCGCTGGGAGACCGGGCGCAGCCGGCGTATCAGGCGATTCTCGATGGCGTGGCCAAGGCCATGCCGGCGGACGTGCAGCAACGCGGGGAGGCCGAATTCGGCAAGGGCTACGACGCCAACGACCCAGCCCACAAGTACATCGCCGCAGAAGAGACCCTGGCCTACTACGGTGAGCAGTACTCGAAGGATCAGTCGATTCCGGGGCGCATGCGCCGCTTCATCGACCGTCTGATTGGAATGCTGCGAGATTGGATCCGCAATGTGCTGGGACTGGCGCCGAAGTTCGATGAGGCCTTCATTAAGCGCACCCTGGGGGACCTCGAGGCATTTTTACGTAATAAGAATCACATTGAAATGCCACAAGAACGCGGACCGGCGGTCAACGCCATGCCGCACGACACCTTCTACTCGGCGCTTTCCCGGGCGGTGGACTCGGCCAAGCGCGAGAAGGGGACCGGGGCGGAGTGGGAGGCGACGCTACGCAACACACCGGGGGTCAAGCAGGCGGAAATCGAGTGGACCGGCCTTAAGGAATTCCTCGAGGGCCGCGGCAAGGTGTCCAAGGCTGAAGTGGCTAAGTATGTGAATGCCCACCGCGTGCAGTTGGGCGAAGTAATGCACGGTGGAGGCGCCCAGCGGAAAATTGATCCCGAAGAAATCACCGAAATCAATGATCAGATGGCCGAGCACGGCTACGGCGACATTGACGGTGACCAGGTGGAAGTCCTGCTCCACGGCGGCCCCGACGCCGCTGATATGCTCGAACAGTTGCACCGCATGGGGCTGAACGTCAAGGACTACACGACGCCCCCATCGAGCGAGCAAGTGATCAACCAGCTCTCAGCACTCGGCTTTCAGGTGCACGAGGACGATGTCACCGGCGAGCCGTATCTCATGCAGGTGGACGATAACGGCGTAGCAAGCGAAGTGGCTGACGGTGATGTCTCTTCGGCCGCGCGCGATCTGCTCGACAGCCTGCGCCAAGGCGATATGGCGCCGGTGAAGTACGAGGGGCATGCGACGCCTGGCGGTACTAACTACCGCGAGCTCCTGATGACGCTGCCCGATCAGGAACCAGACATCACCCCACACGGCAATATCACCGAACTGCCCAATGGCAAGTTCCGGGTGGACGCCCCTGGTCTGCAATCAAGCCTGCACGCGACTCGCGAGGAAGCCGAGGCGCGGCGCCTCGAGCTCGGCGCCAAGTTCGAGCCGGACATGCTGTACCGATCGAGCCACTGGACCGAGAAGAACGTCCTGGCGCACGTGCGCTTTGACGATCGCACGGGCCCGAACGGGGAAAAGATTCTTCACGTCCACGAGGTGCAATCCGACTGGCACCAAGCTGGCCGGCGCGTGGGCTACCGGATTCCGCGGCTGGAGTACAAGGCCAAAGCCAAGGCTTTCCTGCACGACATTGCGACGGCCAAAGAAGCTGGCGATGAGATGCAGGCGGCCACCTTCCGCTCTGAGTACGCCGAACTCTATGCACGGCAGTCGGAAGGCGTGCCCAATGCCCCCTTCAAGACGAGTTGGCCGGAGCTCGCGATGAAGCGGATGCTGCGCTACGCCGCGGAACATGGGTATGACGCCCTTTCCTGGGACACCGGCGACACCAACGCCGAGCGCTACAACATGTCGCACGTGGCGGACCTCATCAACGTGCGCAAGAACCTCAAAAACGGTACGTATGATTTCGTCGCGAAGAAAGACGGCAAGACCATCCGCGAGGAATACGGCCTCACCGATGAGAAGCTAGCCACGTGGATCGGTAAGGACGCGGCGCAGAAGGCAATCTCCAAGGGCGAGGAAGGCGATCTGGTCCCGCTGGTTGGCAAAGATCTCAAAGTCGGCGGCCACGGCATGCGCGGCTTCTACGATGACATCCTGCCGAAGAAGGTGCAGGCGATCGTCAAGCGCTTCGGCTCGAGCGTTGAGCCCGGCGGAGTCGGTGGCGTCGGCAGTCAAGCGTTTGATGTCCTCGCGCACAGCGCCGATAGCTTCCCGCAATCACACAACGTGTCCATGGATAGAGTCGAATCCGTGGCCAGGGACCATGCCGCCCAGAATCCCGGGATGAATTTCACCGTGCGGCCGTCCGACGGTGGCTACGGCGTGTTGCTCGAGAATGGCAAGTGGTGGGCTTACATGCCCGACGACACCAAGCGGGATTTCGCAACCGCCAAGGCTGCCCTCGAGGCGGTGAATGGCGCTGAAACGCTGCCCGTACATATGGTGAAGATCACGCAGGCGATGCGCGACTCCCTGATGCTTGGGCAACCGATGTTCTTGAAGCGCCGGCCGAAGAGCGCGGCACCGGGCCCAAGGCGCGGCGTGATCCCCGCCGCCTATGATCTTGGACGCAAAGCGGTGCAGGCCATCCCGGGCAATGAAATCACGATGTCATTCCGGCGCATCCTGGACCCCTCCGGAGTCTCGGACCTCGCCAAGGCCACGGCCAATCTCACCCGCGATGAGTTGGGCCAGCTCGCGCACAAGTCCGAAGAGGCGCTCTCGAACCTTGAGAAGTACGCCAAGGCCTTCGACCTGCTCAAGCACGATGACCGCCTAAACTTCATCTATGCGATGGAGGCCGGCGATCCGCAGCCCCTGCCCGAGCACGACAGCGCGGCTACCGCGATTCGCAATCTGCTCGATGACACCCGCACCCGCGTGCAGGATCTTGGCGTGGGGGCGCTCGAGAGCTTCATCGAGAACTACTTCCCGCACATCTGGAAGGATCCGAACGGCGCGAAAAAGATATTCGCATCGATCTTCGGCAGCCGGCCGCTCAAAGGCCCCGCGAGTTTCCTAAAGCAGCGCACGATCCCGACGACCGAAGAAGGCATCGAAAAGGGCTTGATCCCCGTGAGCACCAACCCCCTCGTCCTGGCATTTGCCAAGGTGCGGGAAATGGAGCGCTTCATCACCGGCACCAAGCTCGTGCAGCGATTGAAGGAGGAAGGCCTCGCGAAGTTCCTCCCCGCGCAGAAGCGCATGCCGGAGGGGTGGGTAAAGATCAAGGATGCGGTGGGGCGTGTGCTCCAGTGGAGTGAGCACGAGCAGGGTTTCGTCATCCGCGGCTACTACATCATGCCGGCCGATGCTGGGAGAATCATTAATAACCACCTGGGCGAATCAGCCCTGCGCAACTTTATTCCCGCGCAGCTGTTCCGATCGCTCACCAACGTGGTTACCCCGCTCCAGTTGGGTTTCTCGGCTTTCCATTTAGGCTTCACCACCTTAGATGCGGTCGTCTCCAAGGCGGCCTTGGGCGTTGAGCGGCTGTTGCACGGGGAGCCGATCGGAGCGGTGCGCGCGTGGCTCGAGGCCTCAACCTTCCTCGGCGGCGCCGGCATGAACTTGAAGCGCGGCATGGCACTGCGCAAGGCCTATACCAACGTTGGGGCGGCCGATCCTTTGATGCAGAAGATCATCGAGGGCCTCACCGCCGCCGGCGGCCGGGTAAAAATGGACACCTACTACATGGCCGGCCAGGGCCAATCCCCGTTCAAAGGCGTGGGGTTTGCAGGACTCGCCTCCGAGATCCGCCAGATCATGACCCAGTCTCAGAGCAAGGTCGCCGACACCGGCAAGGCCTTGGCGAGTTTTCCGCGCGAGTACGCGACGCGGCTGTGGCGCGATCTTGAACAGATGTGGCATGAGTCCTCAATTCCCGCGCTGCAGGTCCCCCTCGAGGTAGCCGGGCGCACCGTGCGCGCATCGACCTCGATCATCATGGAGCACATCGTCCCCTTGCAGAAACTGGGCGTGTTCTCGGACCTTGCCCGCGATCACATCCGGCGCAATCCGGATGAGAACCCGATCGACTTCGCCAATGCGATGCAGAAGATTTGGGACTCGGTCGACAATCGCTTGGGCGAGATGGTGTACGACAATCTTTTCTGGAATCGCACGTTCAAGGAAGTGAACCACATGGCGGTGCGCGCGGTGGGTTGGAACTTAGGCACCGTGCGCGAGTTGGGCGGTGCGCCCGTCGATGTGGTGAAGCTCCTGGACTACCTCGCCCGCGGCGCCCCGCCCGAGCTGCCGGAAGCGGGCCTGGTGAACGATGCGCCGGAGCGCCTCGAGTACATACGTGCGAAGGGCCTGCTCAACCGCATTGCCGATAAGGTCGGGCACAAGATCCCCTACACCATCGGCTTGCTCGCCGTGACCATGATCATCGGCGCCATGCTCACGCGCCTCTTCACCGGCAAGAATCCGAAGGACACCAAGGACTACTTCTTTCCGCCGACCGGGCGCCAAACCAAGTACGGCACGCCGGAGCGCATGTCGCTGCCTGCCTATACCAAGGATCTGTACGAGTACGGCACCCAGCCGATGACCACGCTGATCAACAAGGCGAATCCGGTCTTCGGGATCATCCACGCGATCTATGCGAACGAGGACTTCTACGGCAATGCCATCCGCACCTCTGATCAGGACTTCTGGACGCAGCTCAAGGAAAGCGCGGCATACGCTGGGCGCGAGGTGGTGCCCTTCTCAATTCAAGGCACCAAGCAGTTCGTAGGCGCCGGTGCGATGGATGCGCGCGGCAAGGCGCTCGCCGCGGCCCCCTATTTCGGGTTGACCCCGGCGCCGGCGCGTGTGACGTCGCCCGAACAGATGGAGCGGTATCAGCACCGCGAGGAAGAGCAAAGCTACCTGCGGGGCCTCAACCGCCGTTACAAACAGGCGATGCAGGGCAACGATGTCAAGGGCGCCGAGAAGCTGCGCGAGGAAATCATCAAGGCGAAGACGCACTTGAAGGAGACGCAGGGAGAGATCAAGACCGACAAGGCCAAGGCTGCGGAGGCGGCCGACAAGATCAGCGGCTTGGTGCAGGGGAAGAGTAAGCCTGACGCGGTCGCGGCTTTGAGGGCCGCAGGGTATCCGGCTTTCGCCCAACTGTGGGAGTCGATGCCCGAGCGGCCGCGCCCCCGCGTTTCAGAATCATTGGAGGCATTTGCCTGACATGGATAGCCCACCGTCCCAGACTTTATTCAATTACCTCATAACGGCCTTCGGCGCCCTGCTGACCGCGATTGGCGCCGTGTGGTGGGGCAAGGTGGCCGCGCTTGAGAAGGAGCGCGTGAATTACGTGACACACGATGACCTTGAAAAGCAGATGGAGAAAATTGCCGAAGAACGGCGCACGATTGCGCAAGCGCAGGTGGCCCAGCACGTGGAGAACACGCGCCGGCTCGATCGCATCGAGGACAACACGCAAAAAGGACTCGAACGCATCGAAGATGGTATGGCCAATGGCCTGGAGCGCATCCATGACCGCATCGATGCTTTCCCCTATCGCTCACCCCAAGACCGCACCCGGAGCACCGACCGATGACCACGCCGGAAGTAGCCTCGATCATTACCTCCCTCGCCGCGCTGCTCGCCGCGATCGGCAGTATCGCAGGGGTACTCGTCTCCCTGCGCAATGGCAGAAAGGTCGACGCCACTGTGGTCAAGGTCGAAGAGATCCATAAAGCCACCAACGGCCTGGTCAAAGAACTGAGTAGCGCGAAACTTGCCCAGGGCGATGCCGAGGGGCACGCCCGCGGGCTAGAAGAAGGGAGGGCAAAAGATGTCGACACCGCCGGATGACTTAGACGTTCACCTCGAGGCGGAACTTGCCGTCGAAGAAGGCAACAGCGCCGTGATTTACGATGATGCGACGGGTAAGCCGTTCCTGAAAGGAATGAGCCTCAAGGGCAACATCTCCGTCGGCATCGGGATCAATCTCATGGTGCCGTTCGACAAGGTGGAACTCGATTTTCTCGAGACGAACCGCATCAACAAGGCGCGCGCCGCGCTCGCAGCCTACCCTTGGTACAGCACGCAGGATGAAGTGCGCCAGGTCGCACTCGCGGACCTCACCTTCAATTTAGGAGTTAACGGCCTCCTAGGCTGGCCCAAATTCCTGTCCTACATGGGAGCAAAGGACTATCCTGCCGCTATGTCAGAAATCAAGAGCAACACCGTATGGCTCTCAGAAGTCCATGCGGTGCGTGCGAACCGGATCGAGCAAGAAATCCTCACAGGCCAATGGCCAACTGACATAGGGATGGCGACATGAACCCGACCGACAAAATGATGGCGTGGGCGCAGATCGGGCTCTCGGTGCTCTTTATCCTCGGCACCTTCCTCATCATCGGCGGCTACGAGCTCGGCTATGCCAAGTTCAGCGCCGATCAAACCAAAGACTTCTCGAGCACGATGAACTGGCTGACCGGCGCGTGCCTCATCATCATTTACTTCTGGTTTCAGCGCCAGCGCACGAACGGCATCCCGGACTCATCCAACATGGTGACGCAGTCCCACACCGCGCCCGATGGTTCGAAGACCACCGTTACCTCACCAGTCAATGCACCGGCCGGCACCGTGCCGTCCATCGCTCGGCCCACTTCACCCACTGGAGATGCCAATGCACCTATCGCCACTCTTAAGCCCGCGCCTGCACCCAATGCTGATCCTGCTGCTGCTATTAACCCTGTCGGCAGCGATACTCGGGGGACTTAGCGGATGCCAGTCAACACCGACGACGGGGACGCCGCCTACCGCCCTGCAAAGCTTCGAAGCGCTCTACACCGGCGCGGTTACCGCGGATACGTTGGTCCTGACGGCAACCGATACGGCGCTAAAGGCGGGCGCGATCAACGCCGCTCAAGCCAGAAAGGTGGAAGGGGTAGCCGATAGCATCAAGATCGTGCTCGATGCCGCGAATTCTGCCGCGCAGCTGGGCAACACGGCCACCGCCAATGCGAACCTCGCAAGCGCACTGGGGAGTGTCGCAGTAATATCGGCGTGTCTTACCGCGAAGCCCTTGACCCCAACGACATTTGCCGCGTGCACGGCTAAACTCTCTCCCCCCACGGTGCAAACATGACCCCCGCCATGATTCTCGCCTTGCTCTCCGGCTTACTCCAGGCCGCCCCCGAAGTGATGGCCCTGTTTCAGAAGGCCTCGAGCGGCGGCGCCGTCTCGCAATCGGACATCCAGGCGGTGCTCGCCCAATACGGTATCGCGCATTCTCAGTTGGATGCCGACATCGCCGCCGCCGGCGGGTAAAGAGTCGGCGGATGTACAAGTGTCAGTGCTGTCACGTGGCCGAGGGTGGGTTTCACCAGGCCGCGTGCAGCAATCAGAACACCCTGCACCCGCTCGGTAATCTCGTCATCAACCCAGGCCACAACCTGAGAGACCGCGACAAGGTCATAGCGGATGTGATCCGCAAACTCAGGGGAATCGAGCCGCCGCGGCCATCTGCGTGAACTTCACGCAGACACACGAATGGCAGCGCGTGAATGCGCGCCACATCGTCAGGCTCGCCCAAGAAGGGGACAAGCTCGCCCTCCGTCTGATCGCGGCCGATCGGGCCCGCTGTGCAAAGCCTCTTGACCCCCATTTGATCACCGAGTGGCTTAAAGTCGCGGACGACTACTGCCGGCGCGACTTGACCATGACCACGCGGCGCATCCTCCAGGATCGCTACGGCCACAAAATCCCCAAAGAGCTCAGGAGGGTAGATTCATGACCGCAGGTCTGCGCTGGTCCGAAGAGGACCTCACCAACTTCAAGAAGAACAGCGGCCGAGGATTGCCCAAGGCGACGCTACAGGTCATCGCCAACAGCACCGGCAACGCAGTCGACATGAACGGGGACCCTGTCCCGGCGACGCCGGCGGAGCTCGCCGCGCGTTCCGCGGTCAAGGAAACCAAGCGGCGCATGGAGCCGGCGAAGAAGCGCAAGGCCAAGCGCGTGATGAGCGCGACGGAGGCCCACATTCGCGCCGCGCCTTCGAGCAGGAAGGTGAGGGCGATCGCTAACCCGCAGCGGCCGAATAACCCGCTCACCACGCCGGCGCACGTTCGGTCGATCGACAACAAGTTCCTGAAGAACCTGGATGCCAGCGCGGCCGCGGCGCGCAACGGCAAGTACAAGAACACCAAGCGCGTGCGCGATGGCATCCGGTTCGACTCCATCCTCGAGGCGGACTACTACAGCCAGCTTGAATTCCTGCGCAAGGCCAACGAAATAAGCTACTACCTGCGCCAGGTGCCGATACATCTGCCGGGCGGGGTCATCCTGCGGGTGGACTTCGTGACCTATACCGAATTCGGCTTGGACGTCGAGCGCCTGACTGGTGAGCGGCTATGGGTGGTTCGCTACATCGACACCAAGGGCTTCCACACCCGGGAGTCGAAAAATAAGATCAAGATGGCCGAGCACCTGTACGGCATCAAGATCCAGCTCGTGAAGAAAGTCAAAAAGCTGCGCTCATGAAAGTCATACGCGACGCCCTGATCCTCGCGCTGCTGTTGACCTTCTTCGTGATTACGATGAGCGCAGTCAGTTCTGTCTGGATGGCAATCAAACCATGGGCATGTAGCAAGTGAGACTGGTGATGGACCTACTCTTTCTCGAGGAACTCGACGTCAAGTTGAACGCGGCACAGGGCCGGCGCTGCATGGCGACCGCGTACAGTGTGGAGGATTCGTTGCGCATGGCCCTCGAGATCAAGGGGATCGAACTGGTGGACTACGGCACGGTGGTGTTCGTGCCCACCGCCCACGGCTACACGGTGCAAGCGAGGAGTAAAGCGTGGCGGGAAAAGGCCGAGCGAAAAACAGCGCCCCGGTAAAAAAGAAAGCCGTCAAGCGCCCCCTATCCTCCCACCACTTCCCGATCAGAGAATCGGACAAGGTCTTCTGCGCCCGCTGGCTCGAACACTTCGATACCCCGCGCGCGTACAAGGAGGCAGGCTTCAAGGGCGGGCGCAAAGCCGGCACCCGGGCCCTAGCCAAGCTCGAGCGCTTTGCGGAGTACCTACGCCCCTTGCGGGAGGCTAAGAGCCGGGAAGTGGCCAAGAGCCTCGATGTCGAACAGGCCGATGTGCTGCAAACGATGGCACGCAAGGCGCTCTTCAACCCGCAGGACTTTATCGAGCGCTCAGAGACGCCGATGACCCGCACGGTGCGAAAGAAGGATGCGAAGAGCGGCGCGGAAGTGGAGAGCGAGGAAGTGCTCACCTGGGAAGGCAAGCCGGTGCACGCCACGCGCTGGAAACCCATCCACGAGCTCACCCGCGAGCAGCTGGCCACCGTGCATGTCACCGGTTCCGTCGGCGGGGTGCTGCAATACCGTCTACCGGATCCGCGCGAGCAGCATCAGTATCTTTCCAGCATGGGCCGGCAACTCGGCATGTTCTTGGAAAAGATCATCTGGGAGAACCACCAGCACCGCCACCTGCATGCGCATTTGCACTTAGATGATGTCCCCACCTCCAAGATTCTCGCCCTCACGCAAGACCTGATGCCACTCGTCGGACCTGAGTTTGCGCAGCAGTTGGGCTTCACGAAAGAGGAATACGAGGAAGCCACCAAGGTACCCGGCGGGGTCTTGATGCCGGAGACTGGCAAGTAGGACATTGACTACACGCGCGCATGTGACATATTTGCAGCCCTTACAAGCCAGGGAGTCGCTATGTCAGACACAACGGATTACGCCAAAGAGATGTCGACGCCGGCGCACAAGCCCGGCATGCAGAACGTCGTGAACCGCGGACCGCAGCACGCGGTGCCCTCCGAAGGAGATGCGCGCGACTCGGACGGCAATCGCCAGGGCCCACGCCGCACCGTCTCCCCTCCCACCCAATCGGCCTTCGGGCCCGCTTCCGCCTCTGATCCGGCGCCGGCGGCCGCCGCCAAAGCCGCCCCCTCGCAATCGACCAGTGTTTCCGGCATCGGCGGACGGATGCGCGAGCAGCAAATCATGGACACGGTCGATAAGGCGGCCGGCAGCGGCGATAACGAGTAGCCGCGTTGGAAGAAGCCGAATTATCGGATGAGGCGAAATTCAAGCTCGCCATCATGCAGGTAATCGATCAGGACCTCCGCGCACGCTTTCGCACGCTCGAGGAAGCGGCCGACCACGCCAATGTCGGCTTTACCAGGCTTTCTAGGTTGCGCAGTGCCAGGCACGATCAATTCTCCATTGGGTGGCTCTTTCGTTTGGCGAAAGACGCCGGTGTGCGGATCCGCATCCACGTGGCCTAAATAAAAAACCGCCAGGCGGGAAGGCCTGAGATGTACAACCTCTTGACGGGCGATCAGCTAAAGCCCGCACCCAAGCTTACGCCCCAAGCGCTGCGCACCTCGTTCACCGAGCTCGCGGCCGCCTCCGCACGCCGCTCACTCGCCACCTTCTGCAAACGCGCCTGGACGCAGTTACTACCCGAGGCGCCGATTTGGAACTGGCACATGGACGCCTTTTGCGACCACTTGGCCTACGTGTCCTTGGGCGAGATTCGCTTCCTGATGGTGAACATCCCGCCGCGCATGTCAAAGACGATGATCGTCTCGGTGCTGTGGCCCGCGTGGCATTGGCTGCACATCCCGGGCGAGCAGTTCCTAACCGCCGGCGTTGACCAGGTGCTCGCCAATGATGCCGCGATTCTCTCGCGCCGCTTGATCACCTCCGAGTGGTATCAGCGCCAGTGGCCCGGCGAGATTGAGCTTTTTGATGATGAGAACCAGGTCGGCATGTACCGCAACCGCAAGGGCGGCTACCGCATGACCGCCTCTTTGCAGGGGCGCATTACCGGCGTCGGCGGCACGACGCAGATCCTCGATGACCCGCACGATGCGAAGAAGATCGAATCGGACGCGGTACGCCACTCCGCCCTTGCCTGGCACGACAACGCCTGGCGCTCGCGCGTCAATAATCCGGACACGGCGAAGAAAGTCTACGTCGGGCAGCGCACGCACGACATGGACATCTTCGGCCACGTGCTCGAGCGCGAGGGCAAGCGCTGGTGCCACTTGATCATCCCGCAGGAGTTCAACCCCGGATCCCGCTGCATCACCTTCAAGAATAAGGGGGACGGCCCGTTGTTGGATGACGGCCCAATCTTCACCGACCCGCGAAAGTTGGAGCTCGAGGTACTTGACCCAAAGCGCATGAGCGCCAAGACGGTCAACCACGAGAAGGCCAACATGTCCGAGCGCGGCTGGCAGGCACAGCAAAACCAGGCGCCCACGGGTGAGGGCGGATTGATCTTGAAGCGCAAGTGGTGGCGCCCGTGGATACAGCCGGAATGGCGCATGTCGCCCAATACCGAACGTCCCATGCCCCGGTTTTCCGAAATCATTCAGGTCTGGGATACCGCCTTTGAGGAAGAGGAAGAGGACGACTACTCGGCGCGCACGACCTGGGGCCTATTCGATCACCAGGAGATGCACTGGGATAAGGAGCTAAAGCGTCCCGTGGCCGGCCAGCGGCGCGTGTGCGCCATGCTGCTCGATGCGATGCAGGAGCGCCTGGCGTATCCGGACCTGCGGACCGCTGCCATCGAGGCCAATAACGAGTTCGCACCGGACTGGATCTTGGTGGAAAAGAAATCCTCGGGTCACTCTCTCATTCAGGAGCTGCGCCGCAAGCGATTGCCCATCAAAGCGGTCACCCTCGCAGGCTCCAGTGGCAAGCCGGGCAAGCAGGGCGATCTCATCGCGCGAGCCCACCCCGCCAGCCTTATGCTCGAGAAGGGGTGCATCTTCTACCCGCCGCGCCCCTTCGCGTACAAGGTCATCGAAGAAGCCTCGAAGTTCCCAAATGGTGATCATGACGATTACGTCTCAACCTTGGTCATGGCCTGGATGTACATGCGCCGCTACCACGACTTGCAGCTACCGGACGATGAGCGGGACGAAATTTCCCCGTGGGCGTGGAAGCGCGCTCCCCGCAAACGGTACGCTTAAGGCCCGCGCTCGCGCGGTCACGCGGGTGAGGGCGCGCAGCCCGAACCAGTAGATCGCCTCATCGTTGCAGGCCTCGGAAATCTCCGTGCCCCCCGCGCACACATGCCCGAGCACATAGCCATTGTGCTGCAGCTCGAAGCGATAGTCGGTGAGGCGGCTCATGGGGCGGGATAGTACTGCAACTTGCCAATCACTGGCATCAGACTAAGACCTACCAGCAACCGACTAGTTGATAGGAAATAGGTGCGCAGCCTCGCGGAACAAAGTACAGTTTGCCCGGCATGAATGAACGCGAATTTATCCGTGTGTTGGAGAGACTCTTCGAGCGCCTCGAGCGCAACGTGGTGCATGAGATTAAGAAGCTCCTGCACCCCCACCACCACCACGAAGCAGCACCAGCGGCCGGCACGCTGACCGGCATATTCACCCTTTCAGGAGACTCCAACATGTCACAAATGGCTCTTTCGGCGACCCCGCCAACCACCCGCGTCGACGGCTCGGCCTTGGTGGCCGCCGCCATCGCCTCGATCACCTTCCAGAAGGTCCCGGCCGGCGGATCTGCGCTCCAGGTCCTCCAAGTCAACAATGCCGCTTCCCCGGGCGCCGGCCTGCAGCCCTCCGACCTGCTGTTCGCGGATACGAACGCGGCGGTGGGCGATGATTACACCTTCTTCGTCACGGACACGGCCGGTACTGCCGGTGCACCGTCCAACGACGTCGTGGCCGCTGCGGCTCCCCCGCCACCGCTCGCCGCGCCTTCTGCCGGTACCTTGGTCGGAACCTTTACGCAGTAAGGCAAAGCCGGTAGTCTGGCCTCACGCCAGACGTTGTTCGACGATGCCATCAAGGATGATTTGAGAAAGGCCCGGGACTTTGAACTCCCCGGGCCTTTTTCTTTTGGGACTACCGCGCCTTCGCAGCGCGTTTCTTCTTCGCAGCGGCTTTAAGATCGCTGTTGCCAATCTGCCGGCCCATGGCTGATGCGGTCGCCTCCGCCTCGTCCTGGTCAACTTGCGCCCCGGTAGGACCATCCCCGTCATCGTCGTCATTTTCAGGGGGATGGATCGTCGGGCCGCCGCCCTCGAGCACCAAGTCGTTCTGATTCTCGCTGCGATCCAGCGCGCCATTCAGGATTGAGACCGTGCAACGCTTGTTAAGAAAGGTGAGGGTCTGCAAATGCACGTCCGGCACGCCCGATACCATGCACTTCATGATCGGCTGTGCGCCCATGCACACGATCACGATACCGCCGATCGTCGCCGGTTTCAGAACCAAGGGCTCAACCGAGTCCTCAATTTTGATGGTTGCGCGCGCCCCTTCGAACTTGTCCGAGAGCGTGATGGGCTCGATCCCTGGGAAGCGCGGCTCCCACACCCTTGAGCGCTCGTTCGTGAAGTAGCAGCTGTAGGCGCTCGGGTCCTGCATGATCGCGCAGAACTCATCCTCGGTGAGGATGATCCCCAGCACCGGGAGCGATATCGCCGGCACCTTTTCCTTCTTCCCGTGCATCTGGGTTCGATTGACGATCGACCCCCCGATGTTGCCGGCCCTTTTTGTTATTGACAGCTTCTGCATGTTGAATTTCCTCTGGTGGTGGCTCGATCGATTCGATGGGCACGAATTGCTTCGGCGCCCTGGTGATTTGTGGGAAAGGCTGGATGCCGCCCGGATTCTGTTCCGACAGGGCGACATCGGCGCGGGGTATAGAGCCGCGTTTGTCGTAATGGCACACGATGGCTTCGATCAGGTATGCGGGCCCATCTGGCGCGAACCTCACGTATTCTCCGCGCAGCGGCAAGCCATCCGTCACGTACTCAGCAAATGGCATGGCGCCGAGATAGAAGCGAACCACCGAGCTCATGCTTCTACCAGGTCGACACCGGCCTTGAGCAGGTCAATGTTCACGTTGAGCTTGCGCCCCGTCTCGGTATCGCGCAGCCGATAATCGAGCGCGAGCTCCACGAGCTTCTTGGTGAGTATTACATCGGTGAGGCACTGATCGATCACCTTGCCGCGGGCTCCCTGCTGCCAATCGATCGGTGCATTGGCGGTGCTTTTCTTCCCCTCGAGGAAGTTAGCGCGCGCCAATCCATCCAGCCCCCCAGTGCTGCTCCCGGGTGCATCTGGATTCCGGCCCTTCGCGCGGCGCACCTCGCGCAACAGATCCCAGGAGCGATCCTCTGGAAGATCAACCGGGAGATTGGCCCTGAGCAACTTGTCATCGAAAGCGCGGTTATTGAAGCCAACCATGATGGATGACTTGGAGAGCGCGAGCTGGTGGAACTCCGCCATGTTGTCCCCGAGGAACACCCGATAGCCCTCGCCCCAGACATAGGCACAGATCACGGCGATACCCATGCCGGCATGATCCCCCCAGCCCTTGCAATAATTGATGCCGGGCAGCGGCGCGAGCTTGGTGATGCTGTCGGGGATGGCGTTTAAAATCTCGCAGTCATAGACGATGAGTTTCATGCTGACTCCTTGGGTGGTTGGGCTTGGAAGACCCTCTCCGGGCTGTGCTCCGGACATAGGTCGAAATTAGGTTTGACCTGGAATGCGCACTTGTCGCACATCAGAAGATCACAGGTCTTGCCATTCGGCAGGGTGAAATCGCACTCCCTCAAGAAGCGCTCATCGGTCGCATGGCCGCACACCTTGCAGCGGCGCCGGCGCGGCTTACTCATGCGCACGTGGGCGACCTGGCCGCCGGGGAGTCTCACGAACGGCATGAGCGCTCCAGATAGCGAAGCGCGAAGCGGCGAAATGCGGCTTTCGCGGTGATGATCCGCATGCAGCTGCGCAGGGTGCGTAGCCGATGACGCACAACCCAGCGCAGCATTTGATCCTCGTTCATGAGTCGTCGAGCAGGACAGTGACCTGCGTGTCAAAATTGTCTGCCATCACATCGTTGGCGTGAGCAACGGCGCGCTCGGCCTGGAGCAGGGCGATGGCGCTGTCGGACTCCCCGCCGGCGATCATCTCGCTAGCCAGCCCACGTAAGTCTTTCGCTATCTGTTCCAAACGCTCGTGTAGCGTCATTCGTCATCACTCCCGGGGTCCCGATCGGTGACCAACTCCTGTTGCCGAGGCTCCTTCGGCGGCTCGAGGGGGAGCGGGGAGGCGTGCCGATTGCACACCTCCTTCGCGCTCTCCGCTGTGAACAGGCGGACACCCAAGACCGAATGCGGCTGCAATTTCGCGGTGTAGCGAACCGCGTCACCTTCGCCGTGTTTTTCGATCGCGAACCTTCCGCAGTGGCTTACGAGGCGGGTGTCGGAGTCTTTTCGCCACTGGAGCGGTGCGTACGGGTCGGGGAAGTTTGTTTTGCGGATCCGCTCCCTGATCTTGGCCAGCTTGATCTCCGCCGTATCGTCGTCCTGCTTCGAGTATCTGTTCACGCTGCTATCTCCATTGGTCGATTCGTGCGACCGCGTGCTTGATGATGTCGGTCTTGCGGATGGGGTCCAAATCGGTTTGCATCCCGTAGTCCTGCGCGAAGATTTGCATGTAGCTCTGGTCATCCGCCAGGATCGCGCGCATGGCGGTATTGAGCATGTCACGCTGGGCCAGGAGCTCGCGCACCACCGCCCAGGTATCCTTCCCGTCAAATGTGCTCATCGAACGAAGACCGGATTCTCGCGCCGGCGCACGGCAATCTCTTCGCGGTCAACAATGGTCGTCTTTGGCGCCTTCACCCCGATGCGCACCTGGTTGCCATTGACGGCCATCACCGTCACTTCGACGTTCAGTCCGATCTTTATCATCTCGCCTACTCGGCGGGTCAGTATCAACATGGCCATCTCCTTGGTTGAAAAATGAAACAATCCAGCGCCACAGGCGTGCATACCAGGGCACCACTACGAACTCGATGCGGCAGCCCTCGCACAGCGTGATCTGCACGACTTTCCAGCCGCGATTGGTGAGACAGACGTTTAAGTAGTCCCCGACCTGATACAGGTCAGACGCGGCCACTGGGAAGGTTAAAGTGCCTTTTTTCATTTGGTGGGCCACTCGCGGATCTGCAACATCACAGGGAAAGACTCGAAGCGCTTGAAGTGCGGCCAATTCTTCGCGGACCCCTGCTTCATGAAAAAGGCAACGCCCATCTCCTGACAGGCGGATGCAATGCGAAAGGCCCAGTCATAGTCCATGTAGCGCGCGTGGCTTCCTGACTCCCCGCCGCAGATCACCCAGTCCAGGCCCGGATTATCGGGCCACTCGCCCGTGCCGCGGCACTCGTTGCACTCCTCCATTTCAGGGTCGGGCGAGGGATGAGGGCTCGGGGTCATGCGCGGCGGATTCCAGTCTTGAGCGAGGATTTGCCCATCGCCGGCGCAGGTCGGACACAGCCCACGTTTGAAGGGACGCAGATCAATCTCGCCCAGCAGCGGCTCGCAGGATAGGAAGCGGATGTGCGCGGGCGTCTCGAGCAGCTTCGGGATATCCCGATCCGCTTCGACCTGATTCACGACGGAGATCCCGAGCCACACATTGCGTGGCGGTGCTTTGAGCCACGAGGGCGGGTACATCTTCCTGACGTTGCCGATGCGCTTGGTCAGCAGCAGCCAGTCAAGATTCGGGGTGTTCTCGATGTACTGCCACAGATGGTTGCGGTAGCCGGTGACGCCCGGGTGATTGTCGAAGACATCGGCCATGGAGGCGCAGAAGACCCGTGGCCTGGTACCGTCCTTTGCGGCTTTGCGGTCCAAGACCAGCAGTTCCTCCCAATGCGCCTCATTGAACACGCGCCGCTTTGCATCATCGCCCCAAAGACCGGGAGCGAATCGTTTGGAATGTTTTTCCGCATAGCAATGATCACAGCCAGGGGAAACCTTCGTGCATCCCCACCAGGGATTGAAAGTGTGATCTGCCCATTCGATTGCGGTGTTCCGTGCCATGTTCTTGTTTTCCTTTTGAGCTTCTGACCCCATTCGGGGGTCGGATTGCGGTCTGGTTTTCCCTGTCGGTCAGATGGTGGGCTTGCACGGACGAGCCCAATGCAAAAAGCACTGAGGCTCGTCGGAATCGGCCATGACGGCGCCGCCCGCTGCACGCTTCATTCCAGGCATACCTCCTTACCTGGCCTACTTTCGCGCTCCCGTGCATTACGCTGCGCGCCGACTGGATAGGGCCCCCAGTAGTCGGTCTCGGGGTGCGCGCTGACGTAGAAATCCCGTCCACGCACCCCAAGGTTGAGAAGGGCTTGACTATGTCAAAACTGAGTGGAGCAAGCGGTGGGCAACCTGTAGAATGCAGGGTGCCGAAGCCGTGCGCGAACACAGTCTTGGTAGTCGAAGCTAGTAACTTCGCAACCGATGCCCGCCTCGTGCGGGCATTTGTTTTTCTTCCCATCTACCTCACTCCGCGCCTCTGTCATTCCGGCGCGAAGTCACAATTCCTCGGTCATCCATGGTTTGAGTCCTAGCGTCTGCAAACGCCGCAAAATCGGTCGCAGCAACCCATGGTTGCAGCCTTTAACCCAAGCGCCTGAGGACTAGTCAGATGCGGAGCGAGGGTTGCTGCGACCACGGGGCGAAACTACACAGGCATCTGTTGTGTGTCAACTCATCACACGAGTGGTGTTGCACAATCGACCCGTGTGGCTTGATCGTCGCTAATCCTGGGTGTAGGGTGAAGCCCCAACACCTTTGCAGAGGTTAGGACTATGTCCACCAAGACAATGACAACTCTTGAGCTTTTGAACCTGCTCAGCGCCCGACACGACGGCGCGTCCGACTACCGCGTCGCGAAGCTCCTGGGTGCGAAGCAGCAGCTAACTTCCCAGTGGCGAAACGGCACGGTCATGAGCGATAACTGGGCCATTAAGGTCGCGGACCTTTTGAAAATGCCCCGCGCCTATGTGATTGCCTGTGTCAACGCGGAGCGTTTGAAGGATGCCGATCGCTTTGGAGATACGGGTCGTGTGTGGCGACAAATTGCCGACGCCTTTCGGGATCGGGCGGCGGTCGTCTTTCTCGTCGCGGCCCTAGGATTAGCGGCATTCGACGCACCTCCCGCTCACGCCGACGAGTACTCTCAAGTTCGTGAGAATGTATATTATGGTAAGTCGCGAAGACGACGTCTATTACGCCGTAAATTCAGACGCGGCACCAGACGGCGGTTGATGATTTGCAGGCACCGGAAACCCGTCTTTGCACTGCAATACCACGGGCCGCACAGATCCGTTGAGTCCGCGTGCACTTTCGATGTGAACACTTGATAGTGACGCCATGCTCACGGAATCGCCGCTGTATGGCGTTCCGGTCGATGTGATCGCCAGGGTGTGCCAAGTACACCCAGACACGGCACGTCGCTGGAAACGACAAGGAAGTGCACCCGCGGGAGCGCTGGCGCTCATTCGTTCACTCTGGGAACACGAGCTTGGCGGGATTAGCGAGGTATGGGCGGGTTGGCATCTGCGCCATGGAGAACTGGTCTCACCGCAAGGCGATCGCTTCACCCCCGGGATGGTGCTCGCGGGAAAGTACCACCGCGAGCGCTCGCAGGCTCTTGAGGAAGAGCTTGCGATTCCGCGCCAACTGAGCTTCTAGTCGCATTGACAGGTAAACGTGAGTGGCCACATACTCGCCGCGACTGTTGAACCCCTCACGCTTGTGTGGTTCAACGGGATGCAGCCGCCCCCTCCAAGACTATCCACCTGAGACGTGAGACCGTGACAGAACAAAAAAATGCCGAGCGATTACTGCGGGCGATCCGCTGTCTTCAACTGATTCAGCGCACCAATGCGCCCAAATCGAGCATCTCCAAGGCAGCCGCCAAAGCGCTGGTGCCGTTGTTAGGGGAGATGGAGAACCACCCGGTCGAAGCCGCGCCGGCTGCTCCCGCCACGCCGGAGCAGTAAGGTGCCCACATCGCCGGAGCCGACCTGGGAGGACTTGAAGGTCCAAGGTCGCGTTCGCTACTTCCAGATCGCGAATGCCGAATACCGCAAGGCGTGGAGCTTAAAGTGGCTGTTGTACGGCTCACTCGTGCGCGCCTGCAAAGACCCGCTCGAGGTTGAGGACAAGCTGCGGCCCTTCTTCCCCGATGCCTGGTCCAAGCCCTCCCGCTGGTACTACGATCGGCTGCTCATGCAGAAGCGTGCGCAGGCGCTTGACTGGATGCACGGCCGCCCACAGCCGCGCCGCGTCCCGCAAGTTTTTGTGAATCTGATTTTATCGTGGAGCAACCCAAACAAGGAGTACCGATGAGCAACGTGACCATTTCTTGGGTCCGATATACCGAGGACGGTGAAGAAGAAACCGTCCTCTTCCCCGCCAAAAACGAAGTCTGCTACACCTGCAATGGCACGGGTAAGACGGTCAACCCCTCGATTGACGGCAACGGCATCACAGCCTCCGAGATGGACGAGCTCGGTGAGGATTTCCGCGAGGATTACATGTCCGGGGTCTACGACGTCCAGTGCCGCACCTGCAAGGGCAAGAACGTCATCGCGCAGATCGACCGCCCCGCCTGCAACCGCAATCCCAAATTGCGCGCCCTACTCAAACTCAAGGACAAGCAGGAGGCGGATGATGCGCGCGACGAGGCTTCTGAGCGCTGGCTGCGCATGGCTGAATCCGGGGAGCGCTGGTAATGCGCACCGCGGATATGGTCAAGTCGAAATACTTCCGGGCCCGCGATGTTGAGGGACAGCCCCCGCAGGTGCTCACCATTGCCGATGTCACCGAGGAAATCATGGGGCGCGGCGGTGGCCAGAAGGATGTGAAGTGCTTCCTCTGGTTCAACGAGACGCCCAAAGGGCTCCAGTTGAACAAGACGCGCGTGAATATCTTGGAGGCAGCCTACGGGCCGGACTCAGATTTTTGGACGGGCAAGCGGATCAAGATCTACTTTGATCCGAATGTTGAGTTTGGTGGGCGCCTGGTGGGCGGAGTGGGCATCAAAACGTCGCCCGGGGTTGTCTGGCAAGGTGCAGACCCAAATTCAGGTTCATGGGGAGATGCGCCCGCGGGTTCCGCACAGCGCCAGCCGCCCCAGCCTGTTTGGGATGATAAGCGCCAGGCCTGGATCACCCCGCCGCCGCCGCCTCAAGCCGCAGCCAGGCGCCCGCCTCCACCTGTGTTCAATGAGGTCACCCAACAGTGGGAAACCCCTGCTCCGGTGCCGCGCAGGCCACCGCCGCCGGTGTTCAACGAGGCGACCGGCCAATGGGAGACCGTAGACATCGCCACGGGCGAGGTTGCCCCACCCGCGGCAGCAGCGCCGCCCAAGCACGTGCCGCCGCCCACCATGTCCGAGCGCATGGCCGCAGGTCCCCACGCGCCGACTGATGATTGGGGTCCGCTGCCCCCGCAACGCCAGCGGGATCCGAATGCGGACTTCGATGATGACATCCCCTTCTAATGGGCGCTCTTGTGCGTAATCCGCCGAAACCGCCGCGGGAAAAGCAGATGTACCGTGAGACTTACAAAAAGGGCGCCTGCAAATTCGACAAGGGCGCCATGCCGCTCTTCGTGCACCTATCCGATGGCTGCAAGCCGGTCGAGTGCTTCCTGACCGCCGCCGGCGTCGTTGCACGCGGCGATGAGCGCCTCGAGTATCAGGACATCCGTGTCTACTTCACGGTCTGATGGCGAGGACCCCGAGGCTGCACCGCTGCGGAGTACCTCGTTGCGGGAAATGGGCGATCGTCCACTACTGGGCGTGCAGCCAGCACCGGGGGATCATGGGCTTTCAAATGAACGCGGAGATGAACACAACATGGCTGGAGAGAAAGTGGCAACCGGGAGCCTACAGTGCGATGCGAACCAAGGTACTGGCGTTTTTCGAGGCAAAGTTCTCGACTTGAATGAGCAGCATGCCGAACACATCGATATCGCGTTGGAGCTCGCCAAGGGCGCGGCGACCGACATCACCATGCTGCGTATCGAGATTGACTGGGACCGCGCGAACCTCCTGCAGCTCACCCACGCCTACAGGGATGCACTGAAGGATGTGCTCACGGGTAAGATCGTGCGCCTGGTCAATAAAAATGGGCACAGCTTCCCGGTCTGCGATTTCGAGCGCCACCCCATACGCCCAAGCGTGGTCGCGCTCATTCAGGAAATTTGCCGGGAATTAGACCTGGGCGCGGAGCACGCAGGATGAGCGAATTTGAGCGACAGCCGGGCGAGTCGGACTTGCAGCACGCTGCGCGCCTCAACCAGGTGAAGCTAACCAGTCCGGAACGGGATGCGGCCCTTGCCGAGTGGCACCAGAGCAGGTTCAACCGTTTGAATGACGCGGCCTTCAAGAAAACGACTGTTGACGGCGAACTCGGTCCCCAGCCGGTGAGCCGCCCCACCGTCCTGCATATCGTTGCGGACACCATGAAAATCCGCCAGGCCGCCTTCGAGATGTGCAACACCATCTACACGCGCAAGGGGGTGCACCCGGAGCATAAAATTCGCTTGGAGGCGAAGGACCTGACTGCCCTCCTGTCGGCCGCCATCCACAAGTATCTGCACGACAACGACGTCAACATATGAATCTCACCGTCGAAGCCCTGCTGTCCATGCGCGATCGGCTGAAGGCCCTCCCGCCCGTGCCACACGTGAAGATATTCGAGAGCGACGCGGCGGTGCAGCGGGGCGACCCGGTCAAGGTGTACCCAAAACACAAGGCGCGCACGCCGGCGCACTTGAAGCGGATGCGCAAGAAATGGATCAAGCGCTACGGCTACACGCAGGTGGCGTGCATTTTCGAGATGCGCAACGGCCTTTTTGGCGCGAATGAGAGGATCATCGTCGTGCACCCCTCCCTGGCCCGCCAGTTAAGGGCGGCATTCAAGGAGCACGTGTGAGGAAGTACCCGTGTTTTATCTGCGGTCTCAACATGGTTGTCGCCGCGCAGCGCCGCGTCGTCTTCCTCGAGGATGATGATCACCGCACCGTCGAAGTTGGCGCCGACTGCTACCGCCGTACCGTCGATGCCGGCGCCGCCGGTGTGTGCCAGAAGAACGGGCCCAACGGGACGCAGCGGACTGACACGGTGCGCGTGTTCGCCACCCTCGATCAGGCGAAGGCCTTCAAAAGGCAACCCGCATGAGCGCCGACGAGAATAGCCCCTGTTTTCACTGCATGTTCAGCACCACCTTAAAGATGCTGATCACAATGTTCCCCAAAAAGGAATGCACCGACATCACGAACGAGCTCGTCGAGCTCGTGTCCGAGTACGTGGCCTCCACCGCGCCGGCGGGGGAATGCGAATCGGCGATCAAGATATGCCAGGAAAGATTTGGAGAGATAACGCGCAAGTGCCGCACCGACTTCGTGAAGGCCGGCCTGGTCAACGAAGCCACGCTCCAATGAACCGGATCTCGCGCTGGCTCACGACCCCCATTCCCTGGACCCATTGGTGGGACCCGCGTTCCGGCTGGCGCGGCGGGGTGATCACTGGACTACTTGTGTGGAGCGTCTTGGTTTTAGTCCACTTCATCGCGGAGGCCCTGCAATGAAAGCCTGCGGGACCTGCAAGCACTGGGATAAATCGGCGTATCCGAAGAATCCACATTGGGGGAGATGCCGCTTTCCGCTTCCGCCGGTTCCAGCCCAGCCCTTCTGGGTACCTATCTTCTATCCAGGGGAGAACACCGGCGACTACCAGGGATCGACCTGCCAGGTCTGGTCAGCGAATGAAACAGGAGCCGAGCATGGTCAATGACAAGGAACTAGCCGCAATCATTGCACGAGAGCTATTTGAGATTGGCGGGGCTCGCTTGGATGGTGAAAAGGTTACTCGCATCCAGTTCATGCACGGGAGAAACCCGGAGCGGGCCGGTTGCGGCTATGGCGAAAAGCCGCTCGCTGATTTCATAGAACTGGTGCTCCAAAAGCACCGGAGCTACTAACGTGACACCTGCCGATGGAGAGGTTAAGCCATGAAGCATTGCGTCTGGCGGCGGGTCGAGGACGAGCGCCTAAAGAACGACTATTTTTCAGCGGCGCCGGCATGCCCTGCCCCTGGTCTGAAATCGATCTTCTTTCGTGACGACATGAGGGAATGGAGATTCTGCCCATATTGCGGTAGGCCCATTCGAATCCCGCCGCCATCACAGTCTGAAACAGAGGTAGCCAAATGAACGCCGGCCAACTGGAATACGCCATAGCCCGTGTCGCGGAACTCGAGGCGCGCAATCGGTTTTTGGAAGAAATGGGGGCGGAGTGCGCACAGGATTGGATGAAGATTGAACGCCTAGTGAACCGCATCGGCGTATTGGAGCGAGTCCTGCGCCGATTCAGCAACGAAGTAAAAGGACTCGTCCATTTCGAGCGCGCCATTCGTGAGGCCATTGGCAATACGAACTGGGAATGTCTGAATCGTCACGTAGGCGATGCAGACTCAATTCTGCTTGGATCTCAATCCGATGGACGTGCTGAACATGAGTGAATACCGCCGCTATCACTTTGATCGATACCGGGATGGCCGACTGATGGCTGAGGGAGCCGTCGCGCACGGATTCAGCGAGGCAGAAGCGCTTGCTACAGCGAAAGGCTGGTACTCGTTCCATGACGGCTTCAAATTGCGCGAAGTCAGCGCCCCGATCAAGACGCCACCTAACAGCGGATCAGGTGAGCGCAATGTGTAGATGCACCCCCGCTATCAGGACGCCCTTTTGCGGACGCCCTGGCTGCGAGTGGCCACCGCAAGAGGCCGAACGCGACCCCGATATCGCTCGCACCATTGAAACGCGCGAGTTAATCGCGACAGTGCGCCGCGTTGCTAAAGAGCAGCCGCTATATCGCCCGGAGACAATTTTGCATTTGAACTTGGCCGCTGCCGAGCTTGAGAGGCTGGCATATCCAGAGCGCTCACTTTCCGTGCATACCCATTGGTGCGCCTACCGCATCGGGAAGGACTGCAACTGCCGCTCTCAATCTGATGCCGGAACCGAACATGGATAGGCCAATTCTGTTTTCCACACCGATGGTCCGCGCCATCCTCGAGCCGCGTAAGACGCAGACGCGGCGCGTGATTGGCCGACCTCTCAAGCACCCAGGCTGGACGGGTTATAGCTATTTCGCGACTACGAGGGGCGGTATCGCGATTGAGAACGGCCCCGATTACCCAGACACCGATGATGATGAAATCCGCTGCCCATATGGCGTGCCAGGCGATCGGCTTTGGGTGCGCGAGACATGGGCGCAAGTTGACGGTCAGATCAGTTATAGGGCTGACCAGGATCGGTACGTATGGCGCGCAACGCGCTGGAAGCCGTCGATTCACATGCCCCGCAGCGCCTCCCGCATCACGCTCGCCGTTACCGAGATTCGCTGCGAGCAGCTTTGTGAAATCACGCACGCCGACGCGGCCGCAGAAGGGTGGGCAGGCGCAGATGCCAAGCACATCAACGCGGTTTCCTGGTACGCCGAACTATGGGACCGCATCAATGGCAAGCGTGCGCCGTGGAAATCGAATCCCTGGGTCTGGGTCGTCAGCTTTACTGTTGAAGCCCGTGGTTGACTGGCTCAACCGCACCCACGAGGGGGATTGCCGCATCCTCATGCGCCGGATGATCGCCGATGGGGTCAAGGTAGATTGCGTTGTGACGAGCCCGCCGTACTGGGGCTTGCGAGACTATGGGGTGGCAGGGGCTTTCGGCCTGGAGCGAACCTGGGTGCGCCACGTCGCAAGAATGCGGCATGTCTTCCGGCTGGTGCGCGAACTGCTCACCGACGATGGGGTGCTGTGGCTTAACTACGGGGACAGCTATTACACTCCGCGGCCTAATGGATCAGTGGAGTATAACTTCACGATCAACGGCAAGCGCAACCAAGAAGAATTTCGCCGCGCCTCGAGGATGAAAAAGACCATGCCGACGAGCGGCGGGCCGAACCGCCGGCGGCAGATTCTCTTCAAGCCCAAAGACATGGTCGGCATGCCATGGCGCATTGCCTTCGCGCTTCAAGAAGACGGCTGGTATCTGCGTTCCGACATCATCTGGCACAAACCCAATCCCATGCCGGAATCCGTGCTGGACCGTCCGACCAAGGCGCACGAGTACGTGTTTCTACTCGCGAAGAGCGAGATTTACCACTACGACGCCCAGGCGATCAAAGAGCGATCGAGCCCAGACTCCCACGCACGCGCGCGCCGCGCCCATTCTGGCTATGCGCCTCCCGGCCAGAAGCCGCACGAAGGATGGGCCGCTCAAGGGGTGAACCCAAAGGCGATCAAGCGCGTTGCCGGCTGGCAGGATGGGCCAGGAAGTCATAAACCGCTCGAGCACGCGATGGCCAAGGGCAAGCACGGCCGCAAGTTCCCGCAGGTGAAGCAGAACGAGAGTTTCTCCGCCGCGGTGACCGAACTCGTCGATGAGCGCAACGCGCGCACCGTGTGGCGCGTGCCCACCCAGCCGTTCGAGGGGGCGCACTTCGCGACCTTCCCGGAAGAACTCGTCGCCCGCTGCATCCTCGCGGGCTCCAGGAAAGGGGCGGTGATCTTTGACCCCTTTATGGGGGCGGGAACGGTGGCCAAGGTCGCAACGGACTTGGGCCGCTCCTTCATCGGCTGCGAGCTTAATCCCGATTACGTGAATCTCGGCCGTGAGCGCCGCACGACCACAGGAATGCCGATATGAGACAAACGCGGGTGAGCAGCTTCATCGAGGCCTTGACCAACGTGATGATTGGCTATTGCATCTCCCTCGCGGCCAATTCTCTGATCTTCCCCCTATTTGGCTGGCACATTTCGCTGCGCCAGAATCTGCTTATAGGGGTTTACTACACCGCCGTTTCCATTGCACGCAGCTACGCACTTCGCCGCTGGTTCAACGCTTGGATTCACCGCCGCTTAACCCAATGAGGATGCCGATATGACCCGCACGCCCGAAGAACTCCAAGCCCAGGTCGCGCGCCTGCGCGGCTACATGGGTCACTTCAAACACCGGATGGAGGACTGCATCGCGACGCTCCAGCACACCCAGCGCGACTTGCTCACGCTGCAAGCGGCCGCGCTCGCGGATCCCAACTGCACCTCAGCGGTCAAGGAACGTTTCGTCACCGCGATCAGCCGCATCGGGGCGGTGGTGAGTGCGCCACCGGGTGCGCGCCTGGACGTCGAGGCCTTGGAAGCCACCCCGGAACTGATCGGCAAGCGCGCGCTGGTGCTCTACTTCGAGACGGATGCCGATCGGGACGAGCTCACGGCGGCGATCGCGCGGGAGAAGCCCGGCATGCGCTCGGTGAACCTCGAATGAGCCAGCTAGCCTGCCACGCAAGTGCATCGCAGGGGATGAAGTGCGCCGACTGCACCATGAGCGGGGTGCCCTGCCCCACCTGCTACGAAGTGAACTTTCGCACCTGTTTTCCGAGCTATGACGCTGCGCGCATGACGATCCTCGAGCTCGACATGCGCCTCATCATCCGCTGCCTGCTGCGCACCCGGCTGAATACCCCATTGGCACCGATCCCGCGCCACTTAGCGGTGCTGCTGCAAATCTATCATTTCAATCTCGATGGGAAGATGAACGATGCGGACCTGCGCCATAAGGAGCCGCGCGGCGAATTGGTGGAGCGACTGGCCGCCACCCTCGAGGACAGAGATCCGGGGCTTCGGCCCGCCGCGGACTTGGTCGATGAATGCCTGGCAGCGGTGCAGAAGACGAAGGATCTGGTGGAGAAACTGCGATGAACACTTTAGATACGGCCCGCGTGGTCCAGGTCATCCGCACCGACCTATCGCGCCGCGGGACCGGAAAATCGGCCGACAATGACCCCATCCGCGTTGTCACGCAGTACTGGGACTTCGAGGGCAATCTGCTGGCCGAGGATGACCCGGTGCCGAGTCTGCGCTTCGAAGCCTTGGTCGAGGCCGGGGATCGCCTTGTGCATAACCTCACCTATGCAAGGAATGAGGCGGAGATCAAAGCGTGGTGGGAAGCGCGCGGCGGTCACGATTTTTGCACCGTGTGCCGCGGCAAGCGGCCGTCCTGGACGCATACGCGCGAATGCGACGAAAACAATAATCTTGGCTTGGCGGCCGGTGTGCCACCGACCTGCAACTGCGGGGGCGTTCGCACGTGAGCCAGTTCCACGTTCCCGATGCCATCCTTGCCCAACACATCGGCATCTTAGGAAAGACCGGATCCGGCAAGACCACGACCGGGAAGGTGTGCGTTGAGCAGGTGGTCGCGGAGGAATACCGCGTCTGCATCATCGATCCGGTGAAGTCTGACTGGTGGGGCTTGACCTCGAGCGCGGACGGTAAGCGCGCCGGCCTGCCTTTCACGATTCTGGGGGGGCCGCATGGACATGTACCCCTACATCACACGTCCGGCAAAGCCATTGCGGACGTGGTCGCCAACGGTTCGCTGCGCCTCTCCATACTCGATATGGCCCAATTCCCCCCGGGTGGGGCGCAGCATTTCTTTGTGGACTTCATCCCGCGCCTGATGATGAAGATCCGCGGCGTGCTCTACCTCGTCATCGAGGAAGCGCACGAATTTGCCCCCAAAGAGCGCGCCGGCTTCGGCAAGGAGAACATGAGCATCCACTACGCCAAGGCGGTGGCGACCGGCGGCCGGTCGAAGGGGATCAGGCTCATCGTGCTCGATCAGCGCGTCCAGGCGCTGCACAATGCGGTACTCGGTAGCTGCGAGACGGTCATCGTGCACCGTATGACGCAGCCCGCTGATCAGGAGCCGGTCGTCAAATGGATGAAGGCCAACGTCAAGGATAAGGCGCTGCGCGAGCAGATCACCGATTCCATGCCGAAACTCAAAACCGGCACCGGCTGGGTGTGTTCGGGCGAGGCGAACCTCTTCACGCTGATGGAATTCCCGAAGGCGAAGACCTTCGATAATTCAAAGACGCCGGATAAAGACGATGACCTCGCCCAAGTGGTCAAGACCGCGCCGGTGGACGTCGAGGCCTTGCGCAGCATCATCGGGGAGGCGGTCGCCGAGGCGGAAGCCAATGACCCGGCCCTGCTGCGCAAGAGGATTTCGGAGCTCGAGGGTTCAATTACCAGGATAGAGCAACAGCATCGGCTTGGCCCCCAGCCGATGCCCACGGTTGTGCACCAGTGCCCCGTTGATCACAACGCGATGGCCTATGGTTCGTACAAACGCGGGCACCAGGAAGGCTGGAAGGCGTGCGAAGCCATAGCGGTCGACCGGGAACGAGCATTGCTCGATGAGACCATCGGGGCATTTGAGATGACGATGGACGCCCAGGTGGATAGGTCACGTGCCCACGTCAAGAGCGCGCTGGCCGTGTCCCTTCTCTATCCATCGATTGAGGCGCAGAGGGAAATCTCGATGAAGTTGCTCGGCACGGAGGTGCTGATGAACCCGCAGGTCGGGGATGGGGTAGCGCTCAACAGCGCGGCGCACCCCGCAGGCAAGCCGGTGCGCAAGACGCGCCTATCGAAGGACTCGCTCGAGAAGGTGGAGATAAATGTGCTCGGAGCCGCGGAGCGCACGTTCTTGAATGTGCTCGCGCAACGGCAGAACAGGGTGACGACCCGCGATCAATTGGCCCGCTTCTCGCTGTACTCAACGACGAGCCGCCACGTGGATAACACCCTGGGACGCCTGCGCGGCGCCGGCTACGTCGAGGGACCTGGGACCAACATCCAGATTACGGGGCCAGGCCTGGTTGCACTGGGCACGCGGACACTCATGCCCACCGGTGCAGGATTGCGCGAGGCGTGGCTGGCAAAATCTGGCAAGGCGGAGGCCGGATTCTTGACCTTCCTGATACACAAGTGGCCGAACCCGGTCACGCGCGATGATCTTGCTGTGGCAACCGGCTACGACCCCACCAGCCGCCACGTCGACAACACCCTTGGACGCCTGCGCGCCCTGGGGCTTATAGTCGGCCCGGGCTCGGCCATCATCGCCAGTGAGGATCTTTTCTAAAATGCAGCAGCTACCGAGCACACAGCCTGGGTTTTGGAAGATATTCGAAGGCCCCGTTAATTCCGGGTGGTACTTCCAGTGCAACTGCCCGTGCGGCTGCCAGTATCCGGACATCGTGTGCTTGGAGAAGGTGGGCGAGAATCGGCGCACGAATCGGGAAGTATTCTGGACCTGGGACGGCAACTTGCAGGCCCCGACCATCACCCCCTCACTCAAGCGCCACGTGCCCTGCGGCATCCATTTCAACCTGACCGCGGGCGTATACATTGCACACGCGGATGGCGCGCCGCTCGCCCCTGATTGCTGGAAGGCGTGAAGCGCCAGCCCTATACACCGTGCAAGCTCTACTACGACGGCTGCCGCGACCTGCAATCAGGCGATTACCTTCAAACGCCGGCAGGATCCGCGTACCTGGTGCAGACGATTCGTCAGAACAGGAACCGACCGTATCGCAAGCACTTAGGCTGCCTGCGCTGGCCGGCGACGCAGATTCCGCAGGGTGCGCGCGTGCATCCTCTTTACTGGTACTCGCGCAATCGCATAAGCTCGAAGTCAATGACAGGAATTACAACGTGAGGGGGCCCTCCGTAGTTTGGGTACCGTCCATCGGAACGGGAGCGATTCATTCGAGCCGCGCAGATTGGTCTTCACCTGGAAAGCAACGCTCGGACTTCGTGATCCCTGACGGGAGAGACTCTACGTACCCGGCCCCCATTTTGTGAGCGTACCCAAAGCCATCTTCGACCTGCACAGGCTCGAGGAAGACAAGCGCATCGATGCGATCGGGAATGCCGCCAAAGCCGGCAACCGGGTCGGCGTGATGCTCGAGCGCAAAGACAAGCAGAAACAGACGCGCTATACCGAGAAGATCACAACGCGCTTCCCCGGGGTGGTTCTGCTCGGTACGACCAATGGGCCCACCTCCCTCGTCGTGACGCTCCGTTTCGGGCTGCGCCCATCACCCAAGGAAACTAAATGAAATTACCCTTCGTCATGCCCCCTGCGGACGTGTTCTTCAACTCGCCGAAGCGCGTCGTCGCGCATTACTTCTGCCCCTTCCCGCTCTCGATCGACAATGCGCCGTCCTTGACCGACTACTACGAGACGCAGTTCCTCACCGTGGGCGGGGAGAGCGGCAAGCACGCACCCTACGGCGGGTTCCTACGCCAGCGGCCGCCGCCCGTGGCCATCGGCGCGGCGACCCCGGGTTACGAAATCGCGAACCTGCAGCTGGAAGTCACCAGGGCGATTGCTCGAGGTGTTACGGGATTCGAGTTCGATGTCCTCTCCTTGGCCGATGCGATCTTACCGACCGGGCAGCTAAATCCTAACGGGCATCTCGCGTGGCTGTTCAAGGCCGCCCTAGCTGCGGACCTGCGCTTCTGGGTCGTGCCGATGCTCGATATGAGTTCTTTGGGCGCAGGCCTCACCGTCGCGCAGGCGGTCTCGGTGCTCGCGGCGTGCTCGACCCAACCGAACGTCGCGCGCCTCCCCGATGGGCGCATGCTCTTTACGGCGTTCAATGCGACTCGCATGCCGCTCACCTGGTGGCAGCAGGTCATTGCCGGCCTCAATGCCCAGGATATCGATGTCGCCTTTGTCCCAGTGCTGTTGGGCGAACCGGCCTCAGACCCCTACGCGGCCATCGCTCACGGCGTAGGTGGGTGGGGGACGGCAACGCCCGACGCGGCCAAATCGTGCCCGCCCTCCTTTATGATGCCCGTGCTGCCGCAGCAGTTTCGCCCCGACGCTCAATGCTTCTGGGAGGCGGGCAACACGGGGTCTTTGCGCGCCGGCTTCCTTGCGGCGATCAATGCGCCCATGTGCCAGATGATCCAACTGGTCACGTGGAACGATTACTCCGAGTCCGGTCAAGTCTCGCCGTGCACCGATGCGACGCTTAACCCCAATATCGGCACCGGCTTCTATGACCTGCTCGGTTATTACATCACCTGGTTTGTCACCGGCGTGCAGCCGCGCATCACCCAGGACGTCGCGTACTGGTGCTACAAGCCGATGCTCTCGACCGCCGCGCATGCGAACCAACTGCTGCCCTTCAAGATCGTGCCCCCGGGCATCGAGACCGCCAACATCGAGCTTCTTGCGTTTTTGACCGCGCCGGCAACGCTCATGATCAACGGGAACGCTACGGGCGCGCCGGCTGGCATCACCTCATTCGTGGCGCCAATGGCGCCGGGCTTTCCGCAATTTAAGGTTCAGCGCGACGGCTCCGATGTGTTCGAGTTCAAGGGCCCAGTGCAAATCTACGGACCGGGCGGTTCACCCGCGAAAGTGACGGACCTTACCTACTGGAGCGGCTCGCACAGCAATTAAGGGGTAAGATCCGCGCCCATGGTCAGCCGGCGCAAGTTTCTTGGGATGCTCGCCGCCCTGCCAGCGATCACCGCGCTGGCGGGATCTACCCTGCGGCTGCCGCGTCGTGAGGACATCGAAGTCGAGGTGGCAGACTACTTCGTCAGCGACACTGCCTGGTACATCAAGACCGATCAGCCGGACGGCCTCAAGCGCTTCTACCGCAACACCGCGGGCACGGATGCGCCGCTCAACGAGAAGTCCCTCGAGGACATGCTCAACCAGCTGCGCGACAATGAAGCGTTCACCGTGCGGCCAACCAAATTGATCATTCCCCCGCGCCTCGCCCACACGGCGCAGTACGTGCTCACGCACAAACCGACGCTCTTCGAGCGGTTCATGTGGAGACTGTTCCCAGTTGACTAACGGAGAAAGTCCATGAACCCGATCCTGCTGATCCTGTTGGTGCTCTTGGCATTTGGTGCTTTCGGCGGCGGCTACTGGGGCGGGTGGGGCCATTACGGCTATGGCGGCGGCGGCCTGCTGCTGCTCATCCTGCTCATCATTTTCTTTGTCGGCAGATAAGACTGACCCGACACTTCCCCCTATTCACCTTTAGAAGGCTTACATCCATGAAACGCATCGCACTCTTGATCGCCGGTCTGATGGCCGCGGCGGCCGTCACAGCTACCACCGTCAATATCCCGCTTACCGTTACCGTCACACCCACCCAGGTGACGATCGCCGTCGCTGGCCAGAGCACAGTGGTGCCGGTACCCGTCGTCGCCCCGCCTGTCATACCGCCGCCCACGTTGGGGTCTTCGTGCAACTCACAGGTGGTCTTGAGCGGCAAGAGCACCTGGACCGGCAACTTCAACTATGGCGGGTCGCAGGAAATCGATAGCCAGACCGCCCCGGATGGTGCCTTAGCAATGAAGATCTTGGCCACGACCCCGATGGGGACCGATGGCCATGCCGGCGGCGGAGGGTTTCAGCCGTTCTGCCAGAATCCGCCCAACAGCCTGCTGGTGTTCAACACCACGGGGTTCAAGTACTTGGTCTTTGTGCTCATGCCGACGCGGGCCGGGCAGACTTGGGTAAGCGGCTTTGAGGGCTCTGGCGATACGACCATTGCCGGCGGCGGCCTGACCAAGTCGGTGGAATCATTCGGCCCCGCGCCGCAGCCGAATGTCTGGGCGACCTATAAGGTACCGCTCGGTGTCGGTGGCTATAACCTCCCCGTGGGCACGCAGGCGTTGAAATTCAACCTGCAGGACAACATGACGTGGGGCTCAATGCCACAGAACGCGCTCGGCAACTACTACTACATCAAGGACATCCACTTCTCGACCTCGGCGCTTTTTAAGACCCCTGCCGCCGATGATCGGCAGTGGCGCCTGGCCGCGTGATAACGGCGCGCAAGATTCTGGCGCAGGCCGCCGCCAGCCGCGCCGGGCGCGATTTACTTGCGCACTACAACGAGCTCGTCGACAACGCGAGCATCGGCAATCTTCTGACGGTGCGCACCACGCACAGATCCACCGGTCAGTACTGCCCCGAGATTGACCTGCTCGACTACGATTGCGACATGCCGGCGCCGCAGCTGCGCAAACTTGCCCGAGCCCGCTTCGAGGCGCGCATGGAAGGCAAGCGCATCCGCCGCGCTCGCTACCAACGCCGTCATGGGCAGTGGTGCAGCAACGTGTACGCCGAGTCGTGGCCACACTATGCTGCCCGCACCGGGCTTTCCGGCTACCGCGGGACCGCGATCATCATGGACGACCCAGCACCACGGCAGGCCGCTCCCAGCACGCAAACGCTAACTGGACGGCATATGCCCGGCAATTGAACGACATATAGGGCACTTGCCAGCCGCTGGCATGTAAGCCCAATTCCTGCCGCTGTACGCTCCTTGGCGCCCTATTCCTCACGGAGCGCGCCCCCCTGGCCTACGAATCAATGGCGACCACCACCCCGGATAGCAAACCAGGGGTGAGTGCCTTCGGCGATAGCAAAGTCATCCGCGGCCAGGACGGGAGCGTCTCGGTCGAGGGCCCGGGCATCGTCACGGCCCGCATCCCAAAGAGCGGGGACTTCGATGAAAACCTAGCCGAGGACATGAACAGCAGCGATCGAAAACTGCTCGCCATGCGCTTGAAGGAGTTCTCCGAAGTCGATATCACCAGCCGCAAGGACTGGGAGGACCGGGAAAAGTGTGCGATGGCCATGCTGGGGCTCAAGGACACGCCGCCCGGCGGTGATGATGAGCAGGAGGACGGGCACGATGTGACCCACCCGATGCTCATGGAGGCGACGGTGCGCTTCCAAGCCAATGCGATCGTGGAGCTCTTCCCGCCGCAAGGGCCGGCCGAGACCAAGGTCTTGGGCACCCAGACACAATCAAAGATGGCGCGCGCCAAGCGCGTACGCACCTTCTTGAACCACTACCTGACCGATGTCGATGACGGCTATTTCAACGACACCGACAAGATGTGCATGTACCTGCCGATGGGCGGCAGTGCCTTTCGGCGCGCAAGCCAGGACTTCACCACCGGCCTGCCGGTGCTGCGCTACGTGCAGGCGACCAACTTCATCGCCCCGTATGCCGGCACGGATCTCAAGAGCATGCCGCGCTACGCCTGGAAGTTCACCATGACGGGCGAGGATATCGACCGGGCCATGCTGATTGGCATGTTCCTCGATATCTACCTGCCGCAGCCTGCGCAAGGCCTCGCGATGCACGCGCCGGCCTCCGATCAATCGGACCTGCGCCAGCCGACGTACCACGAGAAAGACCGCCTCTACCCGATGCTCGAGTACCACATCGACTTGGAAATTGATGCGGACGCGAAGGGTGCCGGCGCCGAGCTCAAGGATGGCGACACGGGCCTGCGCCCCTACATCGTCATCATCGATGCGGCGAACGAGCAGGTGCTCATGGTCCGGCGCAACTGGCGCAAGTCGGACAATAAAGAGCGCAAAAAGCGCATCTGGTTCGCGCACCATCAGTTCCTCCCCGGGCTGGGCTTCTACGGATGGGGATACCCCCACGTCATCGGCTCACTCGGTCTTGCCGCCTCTGGCGCGGTCAATGCGCTCTTGGATTCGGCGCTTGCCGCGAACTTTCAAGGCGGCTTTGTCAGCAAGGAAGCGAAGATCGCGGGCGAATTTCGCCTCGAGCATGGCGTATGGAAGCAATGCGACAGCACCGGGGAGGACCTTGCCAAGAGCTTCTACACGCCGCCGTTCAAGGAACCGAGCCCCGCGCTCTTCCAGCTGCTCAATATCTTGGTCACGAGCGGCCAGCGCTTTGCCGGCACCACCGACAGCGCGGTAGGGGATGGGAACAACACAGGCCCCGTCGGCACGACTATCGCCCTGATCGAGCAGGCGCAAAAGCCGATCAGCGCGATTCACAAACGGTTGCACGTCTCGATGTCTCAAGAGCTCGCCATGCTCTGCGAGCTCATCGAAGACTTCATGCCGGAGCGCTACGACTACAAGATCGGCGACGAAGAGCAATTCCTACTCAAGTCCGACTTCGCCCCGGGCGTCGATGTCATCTGTGTCACCGATCCCGGGGTGGCGAGCGATACCCAGCGCGTAATGCGCGCCCAGGCCGTGCTCGAGCTCCAGGAGAAAGCCCCGGACCTGTATCCGCCGGAGCATCGGGCGGAAGCCCACCGGCGCATGTTGGTGGCCTTGAAGGTGCCGAACGTCGATGCGATTGGACCGAAAGCCAAGACCCCGCAGTACTTGGACGCGGTCTCGGAGAATTCCAACATCTTCGCGGGCCTGCCGGTGCGCGTGTACCCATACCAGGACGATGCGGCACACATGGCCATCCACCAAGATGCGATCGGTCGGGCACAGGCGTTATTCCCGCCCCAGGTGTTCAGCAACGTCATCCAGCCGGCGATGATGGCCCACATCCGCGATCACATGGCCAAGAGCTATTTGAAGCAGATCATGGCCGCGGCGGGCATCCAACCGAAGTTTGACCAGGATGGAGAGCCGGTGGGATTGGACCCGCACACCGAGCAGACCATCACCGCGCGCGTCGCCGGCATCATCGCGCAGCTGCCCCACCCAGCCCCGAAGCCCGGCACCCCGGATGCCGCAGCGGCTGCGAAGAAGGCTGAGTCCGATGCGAAGATCCAAATGATCCAGGCCGAGGCGCATGCGCGTCTCGATGCCACCGAACAGGAATTCCAGGCGAAGGAGCGCAGGCTGCAGGAAGCGTTCGATAATGAAGAGAAGCGCAAAGACCAGGCACTCGACTTCCAAGAGGCGCGCCTCAACAACACCGGCGCTGCGAAGAACATGCGCGATGCGGCCGCGGCGGAGCAGAAGCTCAAGCACGGGGAGCGAAGCCATGTTGCCGACTTGGTCCAAGGCGAGCAGGAGCACGAGCACGGCCTGCGGCAGGATCACGAGGCGCACCAACTCGAGCTCGCGCACAAGGACGATACCCACGAGCAACAGATCGAGCACGGGGACGAGGCGCACGGCCAGCAGCTGGAGCAGGGCGAGGAAGCCCATGACCAGTCGCTCGAACAGGGAAGCGAAGCGCACGGCGCTTCCCTTGAACAGGGTGCCGAGAGCCACGCCGCGGGGATGGAGCAGTCGGATCAGACGCACCAGCAGTCCATGGACCAGGCGGACAAGCTCGCTGCGATCGAGGAAGCGCACGCCGATTCTCATATGGGAGGCTCGGTCAAATGAGCATGCCGGCGCCGCAGGTGCGCGCAGCGCGCGGGTTTCTTCGCTCCAAGCTCAAGGCCGGCACGTCTGATATCTCCCCGCGGCACTTCGCGGCCGCATCCGATGAACTTGGTATGGGCTTCTCCGGCGTTGCCGCGGTGTTGGCACGCCTCTATGCTGGCGGCCAGAATCAATCGTTCTACCGAGAACAGGCCCTCGAGCAGGAGATGGCGAATGAGTAGCACCGTGAAAGCAAGACCAGTTCCCCACATCACGCACAACCCGGAGCTCGAGGCGGCTGCGATCGCCGTTGCGAACGCTAAGGACGGGGAAGGCCGTGCCATCATGCTGTGCACCAACCCGCTCGATGTGATTAAGGTGCGCTACTCCCTGCAATCCGCTTCAAAGTGGTTCGATGATGCCGACTTCTATTTCCACGGCCAAACGCCAGAGTCCGAGACCGCGGCGGTTGAGAATCTGATCCTTTTGGCGACACTACTGCGCGAGCACATCCGCGCCGGGAACACACATGACCGCAAAGACTAGACACGGGAAGAAAGCCCACCGCGAGACGCACGGTGCGGATCCGGGAACACCGCATCACCGATTGAATCGCATGCACGCCATGCCCAATCGTGCTGAAGGCCAGCCGATGAGCGCTGCAGGCGGCGGACCGCAACCCCCGCAGATGGCCGCGCCCCCGCAGCCGCAAGACAACGCCATGGCAATGGCACCCCCAGGCGCAGGTCCCTCCGCGGGCCCGGGCGCATCCGCAGGTGAAGCAGGAGATGACACATGAACCGCAGCGATGAACGCAAGATGACAGGCGCCGGCGTCGCACGCTCGCCAGGGGCCGCCCGCAAGGAAGAGGAAAAGCATGCGACCGGGCACGATAGCCGCGAGCACGACGAGAAGATCGGCGGTGAGGACACGCAAGGCGCCTCGATGGCCCGCTCACCCTCGCGTGCGAAAGCGGCCGAAGGCAAAGCGCAGTCCGAACAGAAGAGCGACATGGGGCGCGATCGCGAGGAAGTGTCCGGCGGCCGCGGCATCAAGCACGTGCATGTCGATGCCGATCACGTGATGGGTGAGGGCGGCGGTGTCAGTACCGCGAGCGCGGAAGGCTTTGCCGATAACGCAAGTGCAGGGGCGAATCGTAAGGAGGCGATGGAGCCGGAGCGCGAAGCGAATGAAAAAGCGGCGATCGGCCGCGAGCGCGAAGTGGCACACAAGAACACGATGGGCCACGGTGAGCGCGAGACTAAGGCTCACCACACCATCTAGCGTGCTTGCCAGTCGCTGACATATAGTGCGGCTCCTACAACCGGGAGCCGCACCTTTATGGGACGAAGTCACAAAGAACGGCCGCCGATCAAGTCATCGACGCTGGGCCCGCTTATCAGTCACGACGATCAGGATCAGGAAGAGGGGCGCTGGCCCACCGTCGGCCACCGCGACCCGCTCTCAAACGACGAGGCGAGTGCGAACACCGGCGCCGGCGTAGAGATCGGTAATCAAGCGCCAGGCACGCGGCGCACCGGTGAGGGCCCGGGCGAAGGTGAGGATGTAGCGGGAGGCATTCCCAATGCCAAGCCGTAGCATGAAACAGCACCGCTTGATGGAGGCGGTCAAACACAATCCTGAGTTCGCGGCCAAGGTCGGCATCCCGCAGAAAGTAGGCGAGGACTATGCGGCTGCGGACAAGGAGCGTGATCTTTCCACACTGCCGGACAAGGTGAAGCCCTCGTGATGAATCGCCGTCAGTTCATTCAAATGACGATGAGCCTGGCCGCGGCGACTGCGCTCCCCGTGCTTGCGATCAACGCGAACATCGTCCCGGCGCCGCCCCCGCCGCGCTGGGTGCCGAGCAAGGAAGAGGTGGCCAACTGGCTCGAGTACTACAAGGCGTACACCGCAGGCCTGCGTCCGGACATCCACGACCTGGTGCGGGTGGACGATGGCGGCAAGGTGATCGACCAGACGGCCGTCTCGCTGCTCAAGCAGTTCAAGGCCTTCGAAGCTGCTTTCCGCAGCCAAGAGTCTGACCGGCACCGCGTCTCGCGCGAATTCCTGTTGGGCTACGACGCTGGCAAGGATGGCAGCCAGCGCTATTGCGGCCGGTTCGATCGGCCGAGCAATGCGAGCTACGCCTGGTATCACTATTGGCAGGTGGGGGACTTTGACCGTCGGTACGCCATCGGCGATCGCGCCGCATGCCTCGAGGCAGCTTCATGGCGCTCACCACCGGCCGGCAGCAAACATGTCTGAGAAAGGTGAGACGCTGGAAATCAACACGGCGAACCTCGCCGCCATGCTGCCCAACGTGGATCTGCGCACCGAGCCGCACGTGTACGAGCTCGAGGGGCCACCGCAGTCATACTTCGAGATCCCGCTCGATTGGTTTGCGAACGACAACGCCGAGATTGAGCCCGGTCACTCCCCCGGCGCAGTGCGCTTAGTTCAACGGGTGGTCTATTACAACTTCGGCATGATCGGGGACAGCGTCGAGGACGTGCAGAGCCGCGCCCAGACCATTGTCGATGCCGTGCACGCCGAACTTAACGGCACTTGCGAGATTGGGTATCTATGGTGGCGCAAACGTCCAGAATTCACGGTGGAGCAGGTTAGAAAGCTGCTGGGAGGCAAAAAACCGCGCCACAAGGTCCGTTTGCGCTTGGGAACCTCACCGAGTTTGCCAACCGCCTTTTGGGTGAAGTTGAGCGAGAGCGTCAAGAACGTCTCGGCCGAGCTCCCCGGGAAGTTGGGCTGATGGAGGGCTATGAATACCTATCGAGCCTTCGCCAGATGCTCCACCTCAAGCGCGAGGAACTGAAAGAAAAGATTGCCGGGGGCATCAAGGATCACGACGAGTACCACCGCTATGTCGGCCAGTGCAGGGCCTACGAGTGGACCATCGAGAAGATCAGCGATCAGATCAAGTCAATCAACAGTGGAGATGAGGATGCAGCAGACGCGAAGCCAGGGCCACGCAAGTAAGGTGGCCACCGATACGTTGATGATCGACCGGGCGGCGCGCGAAGCGCTGCGGGCCAAGGTGGTCAAGCCCGACCTGCTCAAGGAGGGCTTCCCGTTCAACCCCGGCCTGTGGAACATCGTGGTTGAGCCCATCGAGTCGAAGGAAGAGACCGAGGGCGGCATCGTGCTCGCGGCCATCTCCCAAGAAGCGGATGCCTTTCAGGTGACGTGCGGGCGCGTGTTGAAGGTGGGACCTGCGTGCATGGAGGGCAGGACCACGAGTGGCATCGAGCTCTGCAACTTCCTTCCGAGCGTCCAGACCCCGCAGCAGCTGATCGGCCTGCACGTGCTCTACCAGCTGCACACCGGTATGTCGCTCTACCTGCGCAAGACCAACCAGCGCATCATCGTGATGAAGGTCACGGACTTGCTCGGCGAGACGAGCGATCCGAACGCCTGGAAGTTCTACGTATGATCGAACCAACCGTCGGGCGAGTGGTCTGGATCCGCAACCGCGACCCGAACTGGGGTCATCCGGAAGCGGCGACCGTGGCCTGGTGCTGGGAATCCTATCCGGGCCGCGGCAACTGGTATCTCAATGTCGGAGGTTTGGATCACACCGGCAAGCCTTTCGCGCTCCAGAACGTGCCTTTGTTTCAGAGAAACCACCAGCAGCGCTTTCGACCACCTACGTTTACGCGGAGTGGATGCCCTACCAGAAAGGGCAGGCAGCGAAGACCGAGGCGCTCGAGAAGCAGATCGGACACGGAGGCTGACAATGGCTCAACTCGCCATCGACTTCCTGATGGGACCGGATCGCTCTTCGAGCCTGATCTCCTGGTTCGGCCAGGGGCCAAAGGGCTACTCCCACTGCGCGAGCGTGCTCAAGGACGGGCGCTACCTCGATGCCCGCGATGATGTGCTCTGCGGCGTCCCCAGCGGCATCCACATCCGCCACCCCGAAAGCGAAGCCTGGATCAAGAAGCGCCGCGCCACCCTCGAGGTGACTGAAGGGGAGTACGAAGATTGGGAAGCGAACCTGCGCGCTAAGATCGGCGATGCCTATGCGGAGCGCGACATCGTCGGCATGATCATCGATCGGATGATGCACAAGAGCGGCACGTACGACTGCTCGGCGCTCGCCATCAATGCCCTGCAGCACATCAAGGTCGTGCCCTTCCCGCTGCCCATCCCCGCGCACGAGATCACGCCCAATGCGGCGCTTTTGATTGTGGCCACCGCCGGCTTCACCATCGGCACAGAGCAAGTAGCCCCGTAAAAGCCGCCTCGTTTGCCAGTTGCTGGCATGTTTAAGCAGTTCCAACACGCATAGATTCTCGGGGGTCAATCCACCGAGGTATCTTCAATGGCCAACGAAAGCCAGGCGCGATCAGCTCCTGAGAGGGAAATCAGTGTCGACTTAAGCGAGGCGGACGCCGGTAAAGCGGTGGCACGCCGGGCACCACGCTCCGACATTGCTTCTCAGGTACGGGACGATGATGACCGCGCTCGCGGCGGCAAACGCTCCAAGACCGAAGAGGAACTGTTCAAGCGCATGACGCGCATGCAGCGCTCCTTAACCAAACAGTTTGACCAGAAGCTCGCCGACAGCCAGGCGCAACACCAGCGCGAGATCGCGGACCTGCGCAAGCAGTACGAAGGTGGCGTCGATGTAGAGCGTGGGGGGGCGAGTGCCTTGAAGGACGCCCACGAGAAGGCGATGGCCGCGCTCGAGGCGGAACTCACCGAAGCCAATGAGAAAGGCGACTCCGCGGCCGTGGCCAAGATCACGGCGAAGATGATCAAGGCGGATGGGGAGTATCACGCGAAATTGACCGGCACCCAGGTACGGCGCGACGCCGGCGGGGATCAGCCAGGCGGCGGCACCCAACAGCCGCGCCAGGCGGCGCCGGTGAAGGGCCCGACCCCTGCCGGAAGCCGTTTCATCCTCGCGAATGAGGATTGGTGGGAAGACCCCGAGCACGAGATTGAGAAGGCGGCCGCGTCGACCATTTTCCTCAAACTCCTGAACGAGGATGGGTTCGATGCCAATTCCGACGAGACCTTCAAGGAAGTGGCGAAGCTACTGAAAGCCAAGTTCCCTGATCTGCCCGTAATGACGGGCAAGGGCAAGCAGGCGCGCGGCAACGAGATCGATGATGGCCCTGGCGAGGGTGACGATGATGACGATGACGAGGGGCGCGATCGCGACACGCGAAACGAGCGGGGTCGAGCTCCCGCGATGCGCGTCACTGACCGCGGCGCCGGTAACGGGCGCATCGCCCAAGGCAATCGGCGCACCTTGACCACGGAAGAAATCAAGACCATGCGCAGTGTGGGCATGAGCCCCGACAACGATCGGGACGTCATCCAATTCCTTCGCGAAGCCGTCTCCATGGAGCAATCATCCCGATGAGCAGCACTATCGAAATCGGCGGCCCGTCCGCCACGGAACTTAAGGCGCAGGCCATCTCTCGAGCGGCGAAAGCCCCAGCGATCGCCAAGCAGCGGGCGCAGAAGCGCGCCAAGACCAACAACGTCCATGGTGTCGATCGCACGCAAGGCCGCTCCTTGAAACAGGATGCGAGCGCCGCGACCGCCGTTGACCGGGATGACCAGCGCAATTGGCGCCGTGCCTACTCCCTGCCCTCCTTCCCCGACCCTCCGGGTTATGTGCTCTGCTGGGTTGCCCGCCACCGCCGCCGCCACGGGGACGATGCCAACCTGCTCGCCTCCTTGCGCGAAGGCTGGATGTTCGTCAAGCCCGAAGAGATCGACGAGGAAGATTTGCCCACGGAGTCCTTCACTGGCCGCTTGGCGAAGCACGGTGATGTGATCGGTGATGAGACCACTGTGCTGATGAAGATGCCCGAGCATATGAAGGCGCAGCGAGACCAGTACTACAACAAGAATCGCGACGTGGCCACCAAGGCCGTGACGCGCAGAAAGCCGGGACTGGCAGAGGCCACCCCGCAGATGCCGTTGGTCGAGGATCGCAACGAGGTAAGCGTTGATTTCGCACGGATGCGCGCACGCAAACCAGCCCGGACGGAAGCGGCTGAGGCTGATTAAACCTTCAATCCCCCCGAAAGGACCAAAACATGGCAAACCCTGCAAACATCAACGCCCCGTCGGGCTTCACGCCAGTGAAGCATTCCGCGGGGGGCGTGATGCGGCCGAGTAATTCGGCCGACTATGCGATCGCGGGAGCGTTGGCTTCCAACATCTTCCGCGGCTCCCTCGTCAAGCCCACTGGCACGGGCAACAACATCGATGTGGTCGCGGCCGGCGCGAACCCCTCGATCGGCACCTTCCACGGTGTGAACTTCGTCGACTCGACCGGCACCACCCAGTTCTTACCCAAATGGACGTCGGGCCAGACGGTACAGACAGGATCGGTACCGGAAGCCTCCGTGTTCGATGACCCGGAACTGCTGTTCGATGCACAGGTGTCGGGCTCAGGGCTCCTGGCCACCAACATCGGCAACACCGCCAACGTGGTGATCGGTGTCGGTAACCCCTTGGGGCAAAGCGCCGACATGATCGACCAGACCACCCTGTCGGCCTCGGCCGTCAATCAACAGTTGCAGGTTCAGTCACTGCGACTCCTGACCAACAACAATTACGGGCAGTTCGCCCGAGCCATAGTCTCGATCTTCCTGCATTACAAGAATGCGGTCGCTGGCTACGGCGTTGTGTACTAGGAGCGCAGCACCATGACCATCTTAAGAACAGACGAACGCAAGCAACTGCAGCTTGGTTTGAATGCCGTTGTCGGCCTGGCCTACACGGAGTATCCGGACCTCTGGCCGGATATCTTCGTCGAGAGCCCCTCCGAGAAGGCATACGAAGAGGACGTGATGATGGCTGGCACCGGCCCCGGGCAGACCAAGCCCGAAGGCAGTGCGGTCGAGTACGACGATATGTTCGAAACCTTCGTGTCGCGCTACCAGCACGCCACGATCGTCAAGGCTGTCGCCATCACCGAGGAAGCGGTCGAAGACAACTTGTACCTGACCATGGGCAGCCAGATCGCTCGCGCGATGGGCCGCTCGATGAAGTACTCGAAGGAATTGAACCGCACCAATATCCTGAACTTCGGTTTCTCGGCCACCAATCCGGGCGGCGATCAAGTCCCACTTTTCTCCACCGCGCACCCACTTGGCGGCGGAGGGGTCCTGTCCAACATGCTCGCTACATCCGCGCAATTGTCGGAAGCGGCCTTGGAGCAGATCAGCATCCAGATTGCTGAGTGGACGGATGAGCGGCAGATTCCGGTGCGCGCGATGATCAAGAAGCTCGTCATCCCGACCGAACTGCAATTCGTCGCAGCACGTCTGCTGATGACGCCGTATCAGCCGGACACCGGCGATAACAACATCAATGCGCTGTTCAAGTTGGGCACGATCCGCGACGGCTTCTCCGTCAATCGGTATCTGTTCAACCCCACGCAGTGGTTCTTGATCACGGATGTGCCGGATGGCCTGCGGGCATTTAACCGCCGCTCCCTGAAGAAGGGCCTCGAGGGAGACTTCGAGACGGGCAACCTGCGCTACAAGATCAGCGAGCGCTACAGCCAGGGCTGGACGAATCCTCGAGGTGCCGCCGCCTCTGGAAATTAATACCTCGACCACTGTCCAGGGGGTGAGCCGAAGAGGCAACCCCCTCCGTTGACACCGATGCCTACCCAGGCTGCTTAGGAGCTTTCAATGTCACGCCAATTACTGTCTCGAGCGAATCAGCTTTTCTTCGGACGCGCCGCGCTCGGCAATTACCAGGCCGGCAAGCCCGGTGGTGAAGTCCACGAGTTTTACCGATTCAAGCCGGTAGGCAATCGTGCTGCGGCCTTCACCGGAACCCTCGCCGCTGGCGCGGTCTCCGGCACCCTGTCTGCCAACTGGGCCGGCGCATCCGGCATCTATCCGATCACCTTCTCCGATGGCGAAGTCCTAAATGGCATCTTCACCAACGGGGCGACCACGTGTCCCTTCCTCCCGGCAAGCTTTCCGCAGACCGGCGGCGGCTATGGCACCAGCGCGGGCCTGGTCAATGGCGTCACGGCAACCATCACCGTCGGCGGCCAGCCCCCGGTCTTGGGCACCGCGAATGCGATCGCGCTCTCGCAAGGTGTCACCAGCGGCGTGAATGGCCTCATCAATGGCGCGGTGGGCGGTGTTCTCGATGTGGCGCGCAACGTCATTGCCGCCTGGACCGGTACGGCCATCCTGACGGTCGTCGGCCTCGACATATATGGCCAGCCACAAACCGAAGCGAGCCCATCAGGGGTGGCTTTCACCGGTAAGAAGGCCTTCTCGACCGTCCTCTCGTTCAGCTTCAATGCCACGGTGACCGCGGCCACGGTGGGAACCGGCAACGTGTTGGGTCTGCCATTTCGCACCCAGTCGGGTGATTTCTTCGCAGGTGCCTTCAATGACTTGGCCGATGTGCCGACTTTTGTTAAGGCGGATGTCACGAGCCCGGCTACCTCCACCACCGGAGATGTGCGCGGCACGGTGACGGCCACCGCCGCTTTGAACGGCTCGAGCTTCTACTCGGCGCTCATCAAGCCGGTCGATGCTTCCACGCAGGTGACGCTCTTTGGCGTGACACCGGCTTAAAAGCGATGGCATCACGCAGCATCAGAGACGATATGCAGATGGGCCCTGGCATGCGCCAGCAGCCCCAGGTGCAGCGGCCGATGACAAGTCCGGTGTTACCTCAGGTCCCGACTCGGCCGCAACCCACCATGGGCCAGCAAGGCGCGCCCATCTACAACCCGTCAGGGCCACAGCCGCAGATCATGTCTGGCGGCACGCCGGTCACCGCCCCTGTGATTGCGCCGCGCCCGACCGCTGGGCCGATGCCAGCACCCGCTGCCCCGCAAGCCCCGGCTATGGCCACCACGGGCATGCCGGCAGGGCAGCCGCTGATGCGCCGGTAAGGAGAATTCGATGCGATCACCCATCAAAGCCACCATCACGGGCGCACCCGGCGTCTCCCCGTGGTTGCCCGTGGACTATGTCCAGACCAATTTCAACCTAGGCCTCTTCGCATCACTCTCCGAGGATGCAAGCGCCGCGGCGACATACTCTGTTGAGTACACGCCGGATAATCCGAATCAGGGCAAGACGACTCGCAACAACCTGCTCTCGCTCATCCGCGTAGCCGCTGTTGCAACCATCGTCTTTGCCAATCCGCATGGCCTTCTCGCCAACGATGCGGTGAAGGTCTTCAACAGTGGAGATCCGAACCTCGATGGCGATCAGACGGTGGTCTCCACGCCGACCCCGACGAGCCTCACCTACGCGGTGGGCAACACGGGCGCGCTGATCGGTACGCCGTACACCGAAGCGATCGCGCTTCGCGTCTTTCCACTGCAAGCCGCCTTGACCGCAGCGACGACCCGCCAATCAGCATCCTTGACGACGCCTTGCATGGCGGTGCGCCTCCACGTCACGGCACTGACGGCCGGCAGCATCACGCTCGAGGTAGTTCAGGGCCTGGCGCGAGCGTAAGGCCATGCCCGGCATCACCGGCAACATCGCTTACTACTCGCCGGATCTTGCGACCATCTCCAGCGAGTGCTTCGAGCGCGCCGGCGTGGCTGCGAAGGCGATCGGGAACGATCACATCGAATCGTTCCTGCGCAGCCTCTTCCTCATGCTCAACTCCGAGTGGTTGGGTCTTGGCATCCGCACCTATCAGTTCCTTCAGCAAAGCCTCACCACCAATGTGATCACCGGCCCGACCGTCACGCTGCCCGTGGGGGTGCTCACCGTGCAGGATGCGATCTTGCGGCGCGACGGGCGCGATACACCAATCAATCCGATGTCTCGCGATGAGTACTTGGAGATTCCGGACAAGAGCCAGCTGGGCCGCCCCGATCGCTATTTGATCGACCGGCAGTACAACCAGTGCGTGCTCACCATGTGGCGCAGCCCTGAGAACAATACGGATCAGATTTTCTACTGGGCGATGATGAACACCTCGCAGCCCTCAGATGACCTATCGGGGCAGCTGCAGACCCGCCCCGAGATGCTCGAGGCCTTGCACGCGGGGATGGCGGCAAAGCTCGCGATGAAGTTCAACGCGGGCCGATACGAGGTGCTGCAAAACTACTACCGGGGCTCGGACCCGAACCCGCGCAACACCGGCGGACAGCTCGCGCTCGCGCTCGATGCGAACCGCGACTGGGGCGATGTGCGCTTCTCAATTTTTCGCCGCAGGCGCGGCCGCTGGTAAATGGCGGCACTTTGGCTACTTGAGTTTGCCCATCTACTTCCGAAGGAGCTTCTTATGTCTAACCTGATCAATCCCAAACCACGATTCGGCTGGAATCCAGACTCGAAGCTGATGTACGACTACGTCGCCGGCAAGGATGTGGCGTTGACCGAAACCTATTCCGCCGTCGATGGCGTGTGGGACTTGCTCAAGGTGCGTGACCTGATCCTGTCAGGTGCCACGGTCGAGAGCGCCCGCACCGGAGATGCACCGCTGACGCCGGCGCCGCCTGCACGCTCCCCTCTGCCGAATGGCAGCCAGCACCCCGCAGTGGCCATCAAGGCGCTGAATTTCAGCCCCATCCAAGCGGCTGCGCTGGGCTTGACCCACGATCAATTGACCAACGGCTTGTCCGCGGCGGACGTGGCCGCGATCAAGATGACCCCGGCCCGGGCGATCGCACTGAAACTCACCGCGGAGCAGAAGGCCTTCTTAGGTGTGCCGGCGTGACGCGCCTCACGACCGAGCGGCGCAAGGAACTGCCGAGCCAGGAGTTTGCCTTGCCCGGCGGTCGTTACCCGCTCAATGACGAGAATCATGGTCGGGCGGCTCTCTCGATGGCGCATTACGCGAGCCCGGCCGAGCAGGCGGTGATCAAGCGCAAGGTGCACGCGAAGTTCCCAGGTATCGGTTCGAAGTAGAAGGATGTCCGTTGAAGCCACAAGCGATAGGCCACGCCCGATCTAGTCAGGAGAAATCCTGATGCCGATGTACGCGCGTGGTTCTATCGCTTGGGGTTTGTGCCAGCGCTGCGGCCTGCGGTATTTGCTCAAAGAACTCGTGATGGATGGCTACTATCCGAACATTCGGGTATGTCAGGGCTGCTACGACCCGCCGCAGCCGCAAGAGCGCTTGGCCGTGGTCTCTGACCCCCTGGCCCTGTTCAAGCCAGCGGTCGACACGGTGTTTATATCTCCGCCTGTGCTCGTGGCCAATGTGGTCGGTGTGAGCGTTGCCCTCACCTGGTCTGGCTTCAATGGCGATGTGAGTGGAGATATCTACACCGGCAACTATGTAGATGGGCCAATCCGAAGCGGCGGCGCGCAGGTGACCGCCGGCTACCTCGTCAATCGCTCGCCCGACGGCCTCGTCTGGACGCAGTTGGCGAACCTTGCGAACACGGCGGATGAATTTGGCGCGCTATCGATTGAGACGAGAACGTACACCGACACCCCCCCTGGCTTTGGCCCTTGGTTCTACCAAGTGACCGGCTATGACGCGGTCTTCTTCGACACCTATGGGTAGCGCCAATTCCAATATCGTCTCGATCACCTTCCCGAAGGTGAATGGCCTATCGAGCGTGCAGGCGGGTGCTGACTTTTTGGGTGGTAACACCAGCGCTTTCTCGCCGCCGACCGGCAACAGCGTCGAGGACATCCAGACCGGCAACGATTTCCTCGGTGGCACCTTGACGGCAATCGACCCGGACTTTGCCAACGTTCTGCTGTTGCTGCACATGGACGGCACGAACGGCTCGACCGCGTTTCCGGATTCCTCATCGAATAACCTGCCCGTGACCGCGCACGGCACGGCGGCGGTGACCACTTCCGCCCCTGAATTTGGTACCGGCGCGCTACTTATCGGCACCAACACCGATAATGTCCAAACCCCCTGTAACGCAGGCGGGGTGCTTGATTTGAGTGACACGGATTTCACCATCGAGGGCTGGATCAATGTTCAACAGTCGCTGGCCAGTCAGGTGCTCTTTGAGATCGGTTCCGGCAGCGGATACCTCGATGGCGGCCTGATGCTTTACACGACGTCGAGTCTCGGCGGCGAACTTCAAGCCCAGATCGTGCTGACCGATACCATTGCAGCGGGCGCCACCGCAGTTCCGATCGCGAATAACACTTGGGCGGCAGTGGCGCTCGTACGTTCGGCCGGCCAGTTCTTCTTATTCTTAAATGGCGTTGGCCAAGCCTTCGCCGGTGTGGTCGATCACAACAAGATCAAGTGGCCGGGCGGCTTCTTGAAGATTGGCGCGGGCTTCTTTACCAACAGCCAGGTTGGTAACAAGTTCGATGAGTGGCGTGTGAGCAAAGAAGCCCGTTACACCTCCAATTACACCCCCATCGGCCCCTTCCCCAACTCATGAGAGCCCCACCCATGCAGATAGACGTCAAACTGCGAGTCGCCGGTTTCTTCAAGCTCGTGGCCACCGCCGCCGACGGCACCACCGAGCGAGTTCTTGCCGATTGGTTTGAAAACCTCATCACCAACGGGGGTTTGGATCAGATCGGCACGACGGCGACGTGGCTGTCTGGGTGCAGTGTCGGTAGTGGAAACACAGCGCCAGCGAATACTGATACGCAGCTCGCCGCACTCATCGCCTCGAGCACCGATATCATCGGGAGCACCTCATCCGTGCTTGGCGTGAGTCCTTACTACGGCAGTCGCATCAACACCTACTTTTACCCGGTAGGGGTCGCGACCGGCGTGCTTGCCGAGGTGGGGGTGGGCTTATCGCCCACGGCACTATTTAGCCGCGCCCTCATCAAGGATGGCAACGGCAATCCGACCACCGTGGCAGTGACTGCAGGCGAATCGCTCACTGTTTTCTACGAATTTCGCATCTATCCGCCGCTTGCCGATACCACCGGCTCTGTGACATTAGGTGGCGTGAGCTATAACTACACCGTACGCGCAGCGAACGCCGGCGCCGGTAACTGGGCGCCAGCGCAATTAGGCGATATCGCAGGCGGTGCTCAGATAACGGCCTTCCACGGAGCGATTGGGGCGCTCACGAGCGCACCCACAGGCACTTCCGCGGTCGAGGACTCTGGCTCGGACGTCGCCTACACGCCTGGGAGCCTGCATATCGATCGAAGCTCGGTCTGGGGCGGTGCATCGGCCAACTTCAGCGGCATCTCATCGCTTCTTTGCACGTGCGGTCAGACGAATGGGGCCATGGGGCAAATTCAGGTCGGGCTCAATAACCCGATTCCAAAGGACAGCACGCACGCCCTCACCCTCACCGTTCGCCAGTCATGGGTCCGAGGTCCCGTCTAATGCAAGGCTTCAGCTACAAGCAGTTATTCCAGGCGATGCAGGACTGGCCACTCAAATCGAGCGGTCTGTACCTGACTAACATCAATCGCATGATCTTTATGGGAGAGCTGCGCCTGATCCGTGACATGGACCTGGAGATATTCGATGTGACCGATCAGGTGGCCGTCACGCCCGGACAGAACACGATCGCGAAACCGAACGGCAGCCAGCCGATCAGCTTCACTGCACCCGTACCGCCGGCGGCCGTCAGTGCGACGCTTAGCGCCGCGTTCACCGGCACGACCGGGGTGTACGTCGTCACCTTCTCGGACAATGAGATCCAGGCGGTCACCCTCACCAACACGCAAATGACAGCGACCTGGCCGCTACCGATGGCCAATGGGGCGACCGCCAATGCCGTCATCAATCCGCTGTTCGTGGCCGAGCGCAACCTCTGGAGCATCTATAACGGTGTCCCAAAGCTCATGGTCAAACGCTCCTGGGAGTTCATTCAGAACTACCAAGCGGCCGCGCCCGGCAAGCCGTACTACTTCGCAGATCAGGGGACAAGTCAGTGGATAACTGCGCCGGCCGCGGATGCCAACACGTCCTTTATCAAGCGCCGCTACATCCAAAGGCCGCAATCGATCGTCGTCGCTCAGAACACCTATTTTGGGGATAACTTGGGCGATGTGCTCTTTGCCGCCTGCTTGATGGAGTCGGAACAGTTCTTAAAAGCTGACGATCGGTACGCTGATATGAAGACCAAGTACCAGCAAGAGCTCCTGCCTTCTGCTCGAGGGGAAATCGCGATTGCCGCCCGAGCCGGTGTCTACAGTCCGCTCCAGCCCGTGGCCTCCGTGCCGCAGCCGGCTGGTCCACCGGCTTGAAATTGGGGTAACACATGGCTGATTCATTCACGACTTTCCTGCAAGTGCGCCTGCCAGCGACCGGCGCGTACAACAACACATGGGGAGCGACGCTCAATTCCGATGCGCTGAACCTGCTCGATACCTCGATCACCGGCTGGACCGCGATCAACATCGGCAGTGCGACGACTTTCTCCCTGCCCGCTTTATCGCCAGGCGCCGCGTCGACCTCAAGGTTTTTCTCCTTGCTCTTTGTCGGCACGCCGCCCTTGGGGACTGTTGTCGTGACCGTGCCCTCGAGCGTGCCGGGGAAGATGTATCTCATCAACAATCAGACCGGCCAGCCGCTGCAGTTCACCTACTCGGGTTCAACGTCGACCACGACGGTGCAGACCGGCGAGATTCGCCTGATCTGGTGCGATGGCACCAACTGCTTCGCGGTGGTGGCGGCCGCCTCGAGCGCCACTTCCTTGAATGGCATCCCTGCGGCCAACTGGGTGCGCCAGTCCCGCACCGGTGCGGAAGTCATCGCCAATACGATCGTCTTGAACTCGATCAGTATCCCGACGAGCTTCCCCTTTCAGAATGCGACCGAGCTGCCGACGACGATCATCGACTGCAACCTGGGCAACAGCCAGAGCCTCACCCTGACCGGCAATCGCGTGATGGGTGCGCCCGCGAATGTGCACGATGGCATGAAGATCGACTTGCTCGTGGTTCAGGACGGCACGGGCTCGCGCCTGCTCACGTGGAATGCGGTGTTCCTGTTTCAGAACGGCGTCAACCCGGTGCTCGGCACAGGTCCAGGCGCGGTGGACAAATTCAGCCTGCTCTACAACGCCGCGCTCAATAAGTGGCTGGTGAGCCAGACTGGAAACTTAAACGCAGGCTCCGGCACCACGCTGCCGATCACCATCGCGAGCAACTGCCTCGACTGGAATTTAAAGGCCATTGTTGGAACGTTGGGGGCTCCGGCGACGATCAACATTCTGGTAGCACAAGGCGTAATCGTTGAGGCTTCCAATCCCCTCACGCCAGCGATCGACCTCTCGGGTCTTATCTCCGGCTGCACGATCAACCTGATCAACTTGGGCTACATCATCGGCAAGGGCGGTGATGGCGGCGATGGGGCGGTGGCGAGCTTTCCCGGTTCCGGCGCCACGGTGCTCTCTGCCTCGCTGGGTAAGCCCGGCGGCAAAGCCATCTTGGGCCCTGGGTCCGGATCGACCTTCAACATCACCAATGCCGGTGGCTTCATTTGGGGCGGCGGCGGTGGAGGAGGCGCATCCGGCGCGGACGATGGCGGTGGCGGCAGCAACGGTCTTGGCAACGGCGGTGGCGGCGGTGGCGGCGCAGGCGGCGGTCGCGGCGGACGCGGCGGACGCGGCGTCTTCATCGGCGGCGGCAGTGTCATTGCGCAGGATGGCGGCGATGCCTCGACGGGCCCCAATGGCACCTTCGGCGCCGCTGGCACCGGTACCAATAACGGCACGGGCAGCATCGGCACGGCGCAACCTGGCGGCGACTTTGGTGCAGTGGGTGCGAACGGCACGAATCCTGGGACGACGCACGCAGGACACTTCGGTGCCTTCTCCAATGGCGGCGCAGCGGGCAAGGCGATCGAGCTCTCCGGCGGCACCGCAGTGTTCGTCTCCGGTTCGAGCGGACCCAATGTCAAGGGCGTCGTCAGCTGATGGCAGGCCCGCGCAAAGCGCAGTACGTCTCCATTCCCTTAGGCCCTGGTGTGCTCACCAACACCACGGGCCGCGGGGCGAAGACGCGCCTCAACTATATGAACTGGGACCGCTGGAAGGATTCAACCTGGGTCCGCTGGCATAAGCTGTTGGCCGAGATGCAAGGCGGCTGGCAATTCCAGGCCCTCGTTGACCCTGCCGCAGGCGCAGCAGCCACCTATGCCGGCATCGCTCGAGGATTGAAGGACTGGGCCTCGATCGACGGGCAATTCTGGATAGCGATCGGCACGCACTTAAAACTCTATGTGGTCAACAACGGGGTGCTGTACGACATCACCCCGATTCGCGCGACTTCGAACGTCACGAATGCGATCACGACCACGAACGCCTCGAAGATCGTGCTCATCACCGATGTGGGGCACAAAGCAAATACTGGGGACTTCGTCGACCTCTCAGGTGCCACGGCCGTCGGCGGCCTGACGCTGTCGGGCAGTTTTGAGGTGACGGTGCTCGACCCGAATACCTACAACATCACCGCCGCGTCCGCCGCGACAAGCGGAGCCACCGGCGGGGGCAACTTCTCCATCGCCTATGAGATTTACACAGGCTTGGGCGCGAACGGGCAATTGCTCGGCTATGGCACCGGCACCTATGGGACCGGGACCTATGGCACGCCACGCGCGGCCGGCACCGGGGTCTTTGCGCGCATGCGCAATTGGTCACTCGATAACTTTGGACAGGATTTGATCGCCTCGGAGTCCGACGGCGAGATTTACATCTGGGAGCGTGTGTCAGGTCCGAATACCCGCGCGCAGATCATCATCAATGCGCCGCAGGGGGTACAGCGAGTAATCGTCGATGCCGCGCAGCGCGTGGTCATCGCATTGGGATGCACCGATGTGACTTCGAACTTCGATGCAATGCTCGTGCGCTGGTGCTCACTTGATGACATCACCGATTGGTTTCCCACTGCGGTGAATACCGCCGGCGACTACCAGCTCACGGCCGGCTCGAGGATCGTTACGGGGTGCAAGACCAAGGGGCAGAACCTCATTTGGACCGACACCACGCTGTACCGCATGGTCTTCGTTGGTGGCACGGACATCTATGACTTTGTCCCGGCCGGCCAGATGGCGATTGTTGGCCCCAATGCGGCGGAGGACGTCGATGGGGTCGCCTACTGCATGGGGTTTGACAACTTCTACAATTACTCGGGTACCTTGAACCTACTCGCCTGCGATGTGTGGCCGACGGTCTTTGATCCAAACAATCCCTTTAGCTTAAATCGCGCGCAGGCCGAAGGTGTGGTCTGCTACACCTTCGAGCCGAAGACCGAAATCACCTGGCTCTACCAGTCCATCGGCGGTGCCTTCACCGTGGCCTTTACCGCCGGCATTGCGCAAGGAGCGGTGTCGGCCACGCTTAATGCGCCGTGGGGTGGCGCCACCGGCCTCTATGACTTGCAGTTCTCCGATCAGGAGAGCCGTCCGGTGCAATTGACCGCGGGGGCGACGAGTGCAACCTGGTCACTCCCCATGGTTGGCGCTGTCAGCGCGGCCGCGACCTTCATCGGCAATGATCGGTACGTCTCCTACAACTGGGAGGACGGGGTCTGGTACTACGGCGCGTGGAATCGCACCTGCGCCAAGGGCATGGCACCGGCGATGGGATTGAAGCCCTATGGGGTGAATGCGGGGTTTCTGTATCAGCATGAAGTGGGCAAGGATGCGGTGGAGCTCGCCGGCACGAGCGCCATCCCCTTCTTCATGGAGTCATTGGACATCACCACGGGCGGGGCGAAAAGCGAATACACCATGGGCGGCTCGGATGCGCGCTTTGCTATCGGCGGCTCGGACAGCCACCTGCGCGTGCTCTCGATGCTGCCCGACTGGGCTTACTTCACCGGCACGATGAATATCTACTTGAAAACGAAAGACCGCCCGCAGGATGCCTCCTATGTGGTCGCGGGCCCCGTGCCATTTACTTTCGCGACCGGCCAGGTCGACATCGATGCCCACGGCTCGCAGATCGTGATTCGCTTCGATAACTTCACCAATGCCGGCGCGCCCTCGCCCGGGTGTAGCTTTAGGATGGGTATCTGGCAGGGGTTGGCGACGCCCTACGCGAAGAGATAGCCGATGGCCTCCAAAGTCACGCGCGTTGGAAGCCTCGATATCCAGTTCCAACAGAACTGGGAAATGGCGAAGGGCAATCAGCTTGTCCAATCGCTCCAGCAAACGATCAGCGCGGTCAACCAGGCGAATGTTGCCATCGCGGAGCTGCAGATGGCCGGCGGCAAAGGTGGCAATGTCACCGCGCCGGTCCTGATCGCTACCACCGGTGGGCTAGGCCCGCAAGTCTCGGTAGGTCCAGGGCTCTTGGCCGGCCAAGTGCTCATAGCGGTATCGGATAATAACGCTGCCTTCGGGCAGCTTCAGTTTGGCGAGATAGCGCAGACCAATCCTGCGAGCTTTGCCGCTCCCGTCGAGGGCGATGTCATCATGTTCCACACCGGTTTCTGGACGGCCATGCCGGACCCGAATGCCGGCTTAGGACTATCTGACCCCGGCCAGAATGCACTTGTCATGTGGAATGAGGCGGGCCATGCCTTCGCCTGGGCAATACCGGCCGCTGGTGGTGGCATCAAACTCTCGGGCGGCGCGATCGCGGTCGATGCGACGCAGTTAGACCACAGCAAACTTGAGGGCCTGCATTTCACGGTGGCGAACCCCGCCATTGTTGCGAATGATCATCCGCAGTACGTGATGCTCGCGGCGGCCAACACCTGGCCACTGCTGCAAACCTTCGCCGCAGGAATCGTTTCGAACGCCGATATCACGCTTGCCGGCAACTTCGAGCAGTCGGGTGCCGAACCTGAGTGGCGCATCCGCAATACCGATGACACCCCAGACGAGGGCACTTGGCGCATGCACGCCGAACCCGGGCAGCTGATCTTCTCCACCGTGTCGGATGATGGCGCGGACGGGGAGAACTGGCTGTGCGTAACCAGGATCGGCGAAATCGCCGATGCGGTGAATGTGTCGTCCAACTCCTTCACGTGGAATGGCGATAACGTCCTGACTGCCGCGAGTCTCGCGCCCGGAACCGCGGTCAACTTCACGACCAACCCAGCCGGCCAGTTGGTGATCAATGCAGGATCTGCCGGTAGTTCCCTCACCGTCACCGATGGCACTCACACTGTTGCCGGTACAACATCGCTGACGGTGACTGGGGCGGTAGTCGGTGGTTCAACGCCCAACGCAACACTCACGATCTCCGGGGCCAGCGCAGCCGTCCCGGGCACCATTGCGGATCTGGTGCTCTGGTGGACTTCGAGCAACATATTGGGCAGCTCAGGCGCCATCGTTCAGCTCTTCCAGCAATCAACCCCATGGATAACCGGCGTGCTCGCCTCGAATGCGACAAGCGTAACGGGTATGTCAACGATCGATGCGACGCCGCTTAATGGCCTCAACATCATAAAGATTGCAGCTGTCAGTCCTGCGATTCCGGTCATCAAGGACCCAATCAATCTGACGGCAGGCAACGTGACTTTCTTCGTGGTAGTGCGGCCGAATACGGCGGTGACCGCCTCGGCCATGGCCATCATTGGGTCAAATGGCAATGGCGGCCTTGCCTTCTATATGAACAGCGCGGCGAGCGTCGCTAAGGTAGGGCTCACCAAAACTGGTACCGCAGTGATCGGCTCATCCACCGCGACATGGACCAACGGGGTCGCCTTTCAAGCAAATGCGACATACGCCGGTGCCTCCGGGAATTTCGCCTTCCGCCAAGCCCGCACGGCCGCCGGCAGCGGCACGGGAGCGACCGGCGCCGGCACCACGCCGCTCACCTGGATTGGTGCCGATCAGACCATCAGCGGCGGTATCTTGTTAGCGCATTCCATCGCTGAAATCATCATGTACCAGCGCGTGCTCTCAGGCACCGAGATTACCAACGTTGAGAATTACCTCTTCGCCAAATGGGCGGTATAACGATGCTGGACCTTAAGCGCAGCATCCTGCGTGTCTTAAGCGACGATGCCTTGAAACCCAGCAAGCGCGCGGGTACAGTCCCAGCCCCTATGAAAATCCTTCTCGATGTGCCGTTCGTGGACCTGAAAGGGCAACCCATCACCGACAAAGAGGACCCGGAAGGATTTACGCTTCGAAGCGTCCTCATCCGCTCCGCTCTCTTCGTCGAACAGGGGCACAACCCGGAAGCGAAAGACAAATTCAAGGCCTACCAGTTGGCCATGAAGATCAACGCAGTGCCCGCCGGCGGCTCGGCCAATTTCAGCACCGAAGATCTCGCCACTTTGAAGGCGAATGCCGGCAAGATGTGGATGCCGCTCGTCGTCGGGATTACCTGGACACACTTGGACGCGCACGAAAACCCCTATAGCTTGCCAGTCCCTGGCATGTTAAGCGCGCCCGCCCCGCCCTAGTATCGAACCCCTTCCCGCGCCGTTCTTACGGTGCGATGTCAAAGGGGTCAGTGCATGATCGAATTCATGGTGTTGTCTGCGCCGCGCTCGGGCAGCACGTGGATGTCGAACTGGCTCACTACGGCAGACACGCTTTGCCTGCACGACCCCATCCTCGAGTTCGCCCCCGAAGACTTGGACTGCATCGATTCTGATCGCACGCTCGGGGTCTCCTGCACAGGTCTCGCCCTGTTCCCCGATTTCGTCAATGCCCACCCGGCCCGCAAGATCATCGTCCATCGCCCCATCGAGCAGATCAACCGCTCCCTCGAGGGCGTGGGCTTGTCCAAATTGTCCAGCCTCTGGGATGGCGCGCTCGAGAAGATCCATGGCATGCACGTGCCTTTCCCGCACCTCTTCAACACGGTGCTGGCCGCCCCCATCTGGGAGCACCTGACCCACCGCCTGCATGATCGCGTGCGCCATGCGCACCTGTGCCGCATGCACATCGACCCCGAATTTACCCGGGTCGCTGTCTCACGAGACCGCGCTCGAGACTTCCGCGAGCGAGTACAGAGGGCTTTTTTGTGAACGCAGTCGTCAAACCAAAGACCAGGACGAAGCGCAAGGGCAAGCCTGCGCTCAAGTTGGTGCCCGCCGCCCCGCCGCCGCTCGAGCCTGTGCGACTATTGCACAGAGGTGTGCTGGTGCAGCCGTTGCTCGATGAGCTTGCGGCGCATCCGGAGCTCTGGAATGAGAATGTGTTCCGCACCGGCGGGGCCTACGCCGGCAGTCCTCATCAGCGCATCGATGACATCATCGTGCGCTTCAACGATTGGAAGAATTGGAACGGCAGCCGCCAGGACTTCAACGAAGAGCACGAATCGGTCTGGTGGGGTGCGTATCAGAAACTTCCCGCCATCCAACCGCTGGTCTTCGACCTCATGCGCTGGTTCTACGCCACGCGGCTAGGGATGGTGCTCATCACGCGCATCCCGCCGCACACCAAAGTCGGCCGGCATGTGGATAAGGGCTGGCATGCCGAGCACTACCTGAAGTTCGCCGTGCAGCTGAAAGCCGCGGAGGGGCAGAAGTTCTGCTACGACTCGATGAAACTCGAGACGAAGGCCGGGGACCTATACGCCTTCGATAATTCCAAACCCCACTGGGTGGAGAACCCGACGGACGAAGAGCGCATCACGCTCATCATCTGTTTGAAACTGGAAAGCACCGTCTGTCTGAACTACCAATGGAGCGGTGACTAATGCCAGCAGGATGGGTATCGGCGGGGGTCGCGGTGGTCGGCGCGGGCGAGTCGATCATGTCGAACAATGCCGCGGCGGGCACGGCGAAGGCGAATAACGCCACCTCGGCGCAGATCGGTGCCGCGCAGGGCACGATGCTCAATGACGCCTCGACGATCGCCAATACGCCGTTTACCCCATACACCGGCACCTTGACCGCGCCCATGTCGGGCAACGAGCAGCAGGGCTACAGCCAGGCTTCGAATGTCGCGAACGCCGGCCAGGCGCAGGCGGATAACGCCAAGGCCACCGGTCAGATCGATGCAGTCGCCAATAACCCGTGGAATGCGCAGACCGCGCAAACCTACATGAATCCGTACACCCAGCAGGTGACGGACAATGCGATCGCCAATCAGAACAAGAGCTATCTCACCTCACTCGCGGGATTGAAAGAGAATGCCGCGGGCTCGAGCGCCTTTGGCGGGGGCCGCAATGCCATCGCTGAGTCGAACATGGCCTCCACCAATGCGATGAACATTGGGACATTGACCGCCGACAGCAACGCGAAAGCCTACGACACGGCGTTTTCCAACTGGCAGGCCGACAACCAGACCAAATTGAATGCCTCGAACGCCTACGAGGCGGCAGGTCAGGACCTCACCAACATGAACTCGGCGCAGATTTCCGATCTCATGAAAACCGGCGGCGTGTCGCAGGCGATCAACCAGACGGACCTCACCAATCAGTACGGTCAGTTCATGCGCCAGCAGGGCTGGAGCGCGCAGCAGCTGCAAAGCTTGATCGGTGCGGTGGGCACCGCGAAGGGATCCCCCGCGCAGACCGCCCCCGTACAAAGCAACACGGCGAATCAGCTGATGGGCTTGGGCTCCACGGTCGCTGGCCTCTTCGGTGGCGGCAGTACCAGTAGCAGCAATAGTTCGCCAGATGCCGCTTTCGCTTCCGGCGGCTCAGTCAGTGATGCAGCAACCAGTGCAAGCGCTCCATCGTTTGATTCCAGCAGCATCTCCGGGCTTTCCTCTACGTTGGGAGGCTAGCCATGGCAGCCGGCAGCATCGCACCGCCCACGGACGCCTTCGAGGATCAGCCCACCCCGAGCTTAGGTCCCGTCCAGGGCGCACCCAGTGCGCCAGGATCGACCCCCACGGCACCCGCACCGATTGCTCCTGCGCAGCCTGGACAGCAGCCCAATGCCATCCAGCAGGGCGCGCCGGGGCAGAAGGGCACCATTCAGACTGGGCCTGCAACGCCGCCCGAGTACGATCCGAAGAAGCTCGCCAAGGCGAACAATGCGCTCGACTTGTTGAACGCGATGAAGCCCAAATCTCGCACCGACTACATGGACTGGTGGGAGAAGCAGCACGGGGACATCGATGATAAGTACGACAACCTAAAGAAGCAGATCGGCGCGCGTCCGGCCGACGATGAGCCGCAGAGCAAGACCGAGAAGCTCGCCGCGCTCGTGACCTTCGGCCTTCACCTGATGAAGAACTCCGCCGGCGCGTCGACCAATCAGGGCGCGGTGGCCTTGGGCACGCTCTCGGATGAGACCGATGCGAACAACAAGGCACATGCGGACCTGATTGCAAAGAAGCAAAAGGACTACGACGAATCGGCGAATGCGATCGAATCCGGGCGTCAGGAAGAGCAGAAAGGTATCGGTACGCCGGCGCAGGCGCAGGCCGCGCAATCGAAGCAGAATCTGGACTACTCGGCGGAGACGAGGAACAACGCCCAGGCACTCAAAGCTGCGAACGATGTCACCACGACCAAGGCCTCGAGCTTGGGGCCTGCCACCTATTCGACCGCGCCCGACGGCACGGTCATGCAGATGGTGCGCGATGAGGACGGCAAGACGCACGCCGAGCCTGTGACGGGCATCGACGGCAAACCGTACAAGGGCAAGGTGCTCGGGCGCACCACCGGGAGTGGCATTGACAAGGGCGACACGGCGCAGATCAGGAACCACAAGTACTTAAGCGAAGTGCTGGGCGTGGATGAGGACACCGCGGCGCACGTGGCCTTCAAGGCCAAGAGCGGAAATCCTGCGGGGGATCACAAGGACGTGTACAAGGCCCTGCTCACGGCCACCATGGACCCCGAGAAAGCGAAGCGCGGCGCCGATCAGTACGTGCTTGATAACTACGGTGCGCACGCCATCCCTAAGCAGAATGCTCCGCTGGTGTCCGAGCCCCCGCCGGCCACCGCGCTCTCAGGCTTGAAGCCCGGCATGGTCCGAGACTTCGGCGCCAAGGGCCAATGGACGGTCGGCATAGACGGTAAGCCCACGCGCGTAGCGGGCGCGCCGACGACGCTGCAATAGCATGGGCGGCGGATGGATAGCCGCGGCGCCTGATGCTCCCGCAGCAGAAGGTGCGCAGCCGACTCCTGCACCGGCGGCACCCGCTGCACCTCAAGGCAATGCGATCGAAGGGTGGCAGCCGGTCGGGCAGGATCAGCCGATTGAGCAGTTCAAGGCGAATGCCTGGAAGCCGGTCGGCCCGGATAAACCGGCGAATGCGATCGCCGCGCCGAAGAAGGCCCCGACACCGCCGCATGAGCGCTCACTCTATGAGGCGACGCGCGATACGCTCTTCGGTCACGCGCCCTCCACCGGCGATGCGGACACTCAGTACACGACCGGCATCGTGCCGTCCGTCGCGGAAACTGTTGGAGATAAGTTCGACGCTGCGACCGCGGGCCCCGATTGGGAAACTCTCGCCAAGGCATACCCGCACGTATTGAAGGCGCAGCTCTCGCGCATTGGAGCGGGCTACCAGGAGACGCGCGGCGCCTCCGAAGTGCAAAGCGCCGAGATGCAGACCGCCGCCTTGAATGTGCTGCCCCAGGTTGCTGCACGCCTGAACGTGGACCCGCAAAACCCGGCCGCAGGTCTTGATGCGATGGCGAAAGACCCCTTGGTGAAGAAGACCGCCATTTCCCTGGGATTGGATCCGCGAGTCTTCGCGAGCCAGTACACACTCATTGCCGGCATGTCCGCCGAGAATCAGGGCGATGCCATGGCCGAAGCGCGCCAGACCATGCTCGATGGGCAGGACAATGTCTTGAAGGGCAAGGATAAGCGCCTCACCGCGTGGGCTGATGAGAAGGTCTGGCAGCCTTCGGACCTATTGAACGGCAAGCTCGACCCATGGACGGTGAAAGGACTCGCTTTCAACACCGCACTCGCCATTCCTGAGATGGCCGCCGTCTTCGGTGCCACGATCGGTGGAACAGCGGTCGGTGGTCCTGGCGTCGGTGTGGCCGCCGGCGGCGCTACCGCGGTCGCACTCTTTGCCCCCGCGCAGCGCGAGCAGGTGAAGGACAAGATTGATGACCAGGTCGACCGCCTGCTCCAGAAAGCGGATGCCCTCGATGATGCCGCGCCGGTCGGCGGTAAGCGCGGATTGAATCCCATCACGAGCGACATTCGCCAGCAGGCCCACGACCTCGCGGCGAGCTCCGATAAAATCGCGAACACCGCCGGGTTCTTCTACGCACTCTCCGATGCCGTGGGCGCGGTCCCGGTCTCATCCGTGCTCGCCAAGTCCCCGGTCGGAAAGGCCATGCTCGATCGCATGGTGGGCGCGGCGGTCGCCAAGACCGCGGGCGGCCGCGTCGCTGGCGCAATGGTGGCGAACGGTGCGGGCGGTGTGGTGCAGGCGGCCATCCAGAAGGCGGTCGACACCGGCATCGTGCACGAGAACACGACGCTGGCCGATGCCTTGAAGGACATCGCCTACACCGGGGTCGTCTCCGCGATCACCGCCGCGCCCATTGCCGCGGCTCACGAAGCGATGGGTGCGCCAGGTCGCGCGAAAGTGCAGCGCAACTTGGATGCTGACGATCTCTTGAACCGCGTACGCACCGCATCCTATAACTTCAGTGCGCCCCCGAAGGCGCCTAGTGCTGACACGTATCCAGGCTTTAAGTGGAATGACACCACGGGCAAGTATGAGTCCACCGGCGCGCAGCCAGCGCAGCGGCAAATTGGAACGGATACACCAAATGCCGAGACGAAACAGCCTCCAGGTGCAACGCAAGGCCCTTCTGGTGCAACGTTTGCCCAAAAACAAGAGACGCTGAACACCGCGGCGGCGGCCGCGACCAAGCGCTCCGATGTGACCTTGGAGCCGGAGGAAGAGGGTTGGAGCGTGCACGTCAAGGGCGAGCCAGTCTCACGTTTTGAGACTGTTACCGAAGCTCGTCAGGCGATGGCCACCGCGCGCAAGCTCGTAGGCACGGGAGTTTCTACCCCCGATAAAAACCCGGTAACAACCGGGGAGAAACCCACCACCCTGAACGACGTCACGGCCGCCGGCGAAGGGCCGCTCGAGCGCACGCAGCCGATTCCGGCGGAGCGGCGCACGCAAGGGGAGTTGCGCCAGCGGGTCACCGACATGACCCCGGATCAGGCAAAGGCGGCACTGCTCACGCACGAACTCACCGGCATCCCCAACCGGCGCGCGTACGAGGATTCGCAGAAGAAGCCGGCGCAGGTGTCGGTCGATGTGGATAGCTTGAAGTGGGTGAACGATAACGCGGGCCACGCGGGCGGCGATGAACTGCTCAAGTCCGTGGCGCAGGCTCTACACGAGGAGTCAGGCGGCAATGCCTATCACATATCCGGCGATGAATTTGTCGTGCAAGGTGACGATGCGACCCAAGCGGAGTCTGCCCTGGCGAATGCGAAAGAGCGCCTGGCGGGGGCAACGCTTACGTTCAAACACGCCGACGGTAGAACGGTCGAACTCAAAGGAGTAGGTTTATCCCATGGCACCGGCAACAACCTTGAAGAAGCTGAGCGCGCCCTGGCCGCGGCAAAGTCCGGACGGGAAACCGAAGGCCTCCGTGCATCCCGCGGGGAGCAGCCTCCAGGCGCGCGCGTCGCACTTGGTGAAGCAGGGGTTCAAACTGGCAAAGGTCAAACTGCCGCCAAAGAAGAAGACCTAGCGCCGAACGGTGAGCCGCGGATCAAGTCCCGCACCTCGTGGCACGGGTTGCCGATCGGCATCGAGAACCCCGCCGGCTCATTTCGCAGTTTCAAGTTCCCTGATGGCTCGATGGGCAAGCGCAAGATGCGTGTGCCCTACGGCGAATTCACCAAAACGCAAGGTGCGGACGGCGATGGTGTCGATGTCTTCTTAGGACACGGCGGTGGCTCGTCCGATGGTGATGGCCAGGCCTACGTCATCGATCAGACGACACCGGATGGGAAGGCGTTCGATGAGCACAAGGTCGTGCTCGGCGTCAACGGCGCGGACGCGGCGCGCAAACTGTACCTCGATCACTACCAGGATGGCTGGAAGGGCTTAGGCGCCATCACGAAGATGTCCCCGGCCAAGTTCAAGGAATGGCTCAATAGCGGCAATCTTGAACAGCCGGTCGCCTGGAAGGAGCCCGCCGAGCGCAAGGCGCCGGTCATGCGCGGGCCGGATGAGCGCCAGGATTCCATCCTTCAGTACTTGGCACGCCATCCCAGGGGCCTCAGCTCCGGGGAAGCGCAGGCCCAGGGCATCGACCGTGCCGACATGGACTTGGCTGCGGCTCACGCGGGCATAAAGCGTGCCTTCCGTCGCGATGGGATCACATTCGATCACGCTGCTGAACTTCTGCATGAGGCTGGTTACTCCGTACACGATGCGCAAGGACACTACGACCCGAACGCGCTTCTGGACAGAATCGCGGATGAACTTGGCGGGCGGCCACACTATAGCTCACGCAATGAAGCCCACACGGAGCAGCTCGCGCGCGAAGCCGCAGAACGGCTAGAGCCCTTCCAGCCCATCGATGATGTGCACGAACTGAATCACTTGGACGATGCGACGCTGAATGAGTACCTCGCGGATGCGCAGAAGGCTGGGGACAAAAAGGCCATCAAGCTCGCGCAGGATGCGGTGAAGCTGCACGCGGATGAGGCGGCGGCGGACGAGGCGCGCAATCCCAAAGCCGAACTAGTCGGTGGGAACCCCTATACAGCCAACACCGCGCAGCGTGTCCTCACCAAGTTTGGCCAGCTGCTCGCCGAGCCCCGACCACTCACCGACTACCGCAAGGCCTATGAGGCTGAAACCGGGAGTAAGCCCACCGGCACAGCTATCAAAGCGGTTGACGAACTCGTCGAGCGCGCCATCGTAGAGAAGGCGCGAGGCATTGTTGCGGAAGCAGACGAGCCGAAGGCTACGTTCGATAAGTTGGTTGCCCTCTACGAGCGACAGCCGAACCTCTCCACTCGAACTAGCACTTCCGTCGAAGAGCAGGCGTACAGCACGCCGGCGCCACTCGCCTTCTTGGCCTCGGACCTCGCTGGCATTACCCCGAAGACAACTGTCCTGGAGCCGACCGCCGGCAATGGCATGCTCTTGATCGCCGCTGCTCCCGAAAAAGCCACCGTAAATGAGATTAACCCGGGCCGCGCGGCGTCCTTGAAGGCTCAAGGGTTTCGGGTCACATCCATAGATGCGACATCGAAGGCCCTCGCTCATGGAGTCGATGTCCTCATCGCTAACCCACCGTTTGGCGTAGTGAAAGATGCAGGCGGCGTATCCAAGGGATTTAGTGTCCAGACCCCCGCGGGCCACCTCGTCAAAACTAATGAAATTGATCATGCGATTGTCCTCGAGCAACTGAAAGCGATGAAGCCGGACGGGCGCGCGGTGCTTCTCGTCGGCGGCGTGAACAAACTGGCGCGCACCCGGGAGGCTCGCTCCGATGCCTATAACGGTGCGGCCAAGCGCAAGTTCTACTACCACCTGTACGGCAATTACAACGTGGTCGATCACTTCACGGTGGCCGGCGAGATGTACTCGAGGCAAGGTGCGGCCTGGCCGATTGACATAATCGTGGTGCACGGCGCCGGCAAGAGCGCGCTGGATTTACCGGCTGCCGCGCCTCCCCGGGTGTACGATAGCTACGCAGCAATCGCTGATGTCTTGGGCAAGGATTATGGCGCCGTCAACGCAAATCGCGTTCTCCCCGCTCCAGCAGCCGAGCAAACTCTTGCTGGTCTCAGTGCTGTGCCCGGCGAGTCATTCAATGGACCGACCGCTGTACTTAAGCTTCCTCGGGGATCGGATACAGGCGATGGTCGAGGCCTCGCCGAACCCGCGCAACATCTCAGTGATGTTTCAGGAGGAATTCGCGCGCTCGGGCCTGGTGAGGGAAGTGGGCCACTGCCCGCTGCACGAGGTGGGATCGAGGCTGGTGGCGAACAACCCGAGCGTGTGGGAGAAGCTGGACTCCTTGGGGGTCTTCAAGGCGATACGGCACTTGAAGAGCGCGCCGGCGACGGACAACCTAGCCGCGCGGAGATCGCTGCTAGCGGACAAGGACAGCCCGGCGGACTCCCTTCTGCAGTGGGCATCGCTGATGGGTCAGGTGGTGTAGGGCAACGGGCGTACCGCCCTGCCAGCAAATCAAAGGCCATCGGGACACTCGTCCCCGGCAACATGGGCGACTCCATCGCGGACTCGCTCAAATCCTTGGAATCCCGCGTCGGGCCCGTCGATGAGTATGTAGCCAAGGAATTGGGCTACGCGCCCAAGCAGATTTCGCACTACTTCTCGGCCGAGCAGGTCGATGCACTGGGCCTGGCGCTCGAGCAGTTGGGCAAGAATTCCGGTTTCATCATTGGCGATCAGACCGGCGTCGGCAAAGGGCGCGTGGTCGCGGGCGTCATTCGCTGGGCCATCAAGAACGGGCGCATCCCCGTCTTCGTCACTGAGAAGCCGAATCTCTACGCCGATATGGTGCGGGATCTGCGCGACATCGGCATGGAGGACATCCGCCCGTTGATGACCAATGCCGCACAGCGCGTGCCCCTCGATGGCGGCGGCGAAATCAAGACCGCCGCGGGCAACATCCACAACTCCATGCTCCAGCGCATGGCGGATGAATCGAGCATGGGCAACTTCAACATGCTCTTTACGACCTATAACCAGATGCAGACGGTGAAGGGCCTCGCGACTTCCCGCATGAACCTCTTGAACTCCCTCGCGCGGCGCGCTGCGGTGATTTTCGATGAATCACACAACGCCGGCGGCTCCGATGCGAGCCGACGCAACAAGAAAGAGGAAGAGATGGATGGTGGCAGCGCCAAAACCGGCCGCGCCGCTTTCGCCCGTGGCTTGTCCGGCCAGGCCGCGGGTACCTTTTACTCGAGCGCGACGTACGCGAAGCGCCCGAGCGTGATGGACCTGTACGGCAAGACGGATATGCGCCTGGCGGTGAAGGGCAATGTGGAGAAGCTGCCCGCCGCAATCGCCGCCGGCGGCGTGCCGCTGCAACAGGTGGTCGCCTCGATGCTGGCGAAGTCCGGTCAG